ATCCACCTGTAGTTTCTGCTTGTGTTGAAGTCGAACTTGCCGTCAACAAAGCTAGAGATGTTGTATGCGTTGTCCCATGCTTGGCTACCACGAGACGTGTAGTAAATCTGCGGCTTGCAGCAGCAGCCTGTCTCGAAGTAAGTCGTACCGTTCATCGAGTACGTTCCTTCTTTGTGGGTGTGACCCTGGCAGTACATGGTAGCGTTAACGCCCAGCTTCTCGACAATCTTGGAAGCGTTGATGATGGTACGCATAGGAAGGATGGTGAAGCTATCGTGGTGAAGATAGACTGCATCCTTGATCTGTACCCACCACTTGCAGGGGTAGAGTACGTTCTTGAACTTGTCGCTCATGATCTCAAGAAGGTCGTCTTTAACCAGAAACTTCATGGACTCATATTGGGGGATGACACGATTGCAGAAGGACTTGAGGCGTCTGTCGTGGTTGCCAGAGACAAGCACAACATAGCTGAACTTCTTGGAGAGCCATGCGCAGAGCTGCTCGAACTGACCAAGCTCTTCTTCCGGGGAGATGTGACAGTTCTTCGCAAACTTGCTGAAGGTGTCCTGGTGCATGATGTCGCCGTTGAGCAACACGATTTCGACACCCTCACTCAGGGCATGTTCAACAGCGTGGTTGATCTGCTCGATGTCAGCGTAGGGAAGTTCGATATCCGACAGGCTGAGTATCTTGAAGTCATGCAGACCTGAGAATATAGCGTCAATGTCAAGCTGGGCCTGCTCTGCCTTGTACATGTCGTAATAGAGAGCGTCATCATCGAGGGAGGTGTTCAGGGTGAGCTTGGTGTTCTTGGATACCTTGTCAGCTTTATAGGCTGACTTGGCTTCTTCCCAGGAGCCGAACTCGCGGGTGAAGGGGGAATCAGAGACGCTGAAGGTGTTACGCATATCTCGTCGGGTGGGCAGTGTTCCGTTGTTATCTTTGGCAAACTGGTCAATCAAATCCAACAACAACTTCCTAGAATAAACTTGAGTCAACGTAGAGTCCTTTCTTGAATCATTATCAGGCATTATACCATGAAAACCTGAAAGTGTCAAGTGCATAATTATGCAGTAGTGATTAGTTTACGACAAAGTTTGTCGGTACTTCCCGATGAAGTATGCGTCGGTTAGGTCGTACAGTGCCTTTTCTTGGTGGTCTTTGTTCTTCCTGAGACTCTCTGGGAATTCCCGAGTGTACAAGTATCCTTCAAACTGTTTCCGAACACCGTCAGGAAGTTTAGCTACGCAGGCTTTCTTCAGCCCGTCCTTCTTATCTAGTTTTGCTTCTTTCTGCTCCTCTTTGGTGAGCAGCCAGGATCGCCAACTGGTTACTGGTATGATTCCGATTGGTACCGAAGGATAAAACCGGAACAGGTCGCAACGTAAATTCCAGAAGTTACCTGCTATTACATCTTTAGAGGAGCTGAATGAGTTGAACGACAGCCCCTCGATTACAAACCCTCTAGTGGGTACGAACCCTGTGGTGTGTCTGCATGCAGAGATAAACTCAAGTATCTCATCTGAAATACCACATAGTAGATCTTCGTGAGTCTCTTCTGGGGTAATAAGGGTGAAGTCTTCTAGGGTCCCATTGGGACCTAACGCACATACTCCGGTGCTTCTTAAGCTGAGGTCGATACTAATTATCATAACTCTGTGTATCCCCAGTCGGAGCACGCGAACGCTATATCACGCATAACGTCATCTTTCTCGTTTTCAGTAAAGGCGTCCCACTCCTCGTCTGAGTACCCTAACTCTTCAAGGGAGTGGCTGATATTGTACCTACTAAATGCGTTCGCTCCACTGTCTAACCAAATCATAAATCTCTTAGCCATTATTTGCTTTCCACTCCAAGTATTTTTCTTTACGTGCTGCGTCTTCTACAAATCTCCAACTGCCATCCTCTCGTGCTTCCAAGTAGGTTCCTTGGAAGTGAACTCCTGCGGCGTTTAACATCTGCGGTTCCCAGCACTCTCGCCTCCGTTTAATAATCATGCCACGGCTGGCTTCTATCCACTCCCCAATCTCATGCCTAGCAAAATGGTAGCGTAGATTGATTTCACAGGGAGCGCACAGTCCTTGCGTAGTGTGGGCGTTGTCTGCTGAACCACACAGAACACACTTCTCAAAGCGGATAGCAGAGAACCTTCTACGTCTAGGTCGCCACGGTAAGGTGTGCCATAGGATCTCCTTACCTATGCCTATCAGATGCTCTCCTACTTTGATGTATACGAACTTCAATGGCTTGTTTCTGGTGTTGTGTATGTTGTTGAGTAGGGCTGAATTCCTACCCGAGAAGTTGTAGGTACAGTTGAAGAGGTGACCGTTGAACCATACCCTAAATCCAAGAGCTTCTCCACCCGCTATCCAGTAGTCCTCGATGATGCCCTGGGTAGTCCTAACGTCTACCGCAAAGGCTATGCCGGTCTTTGATGTGTTCTTATCACTGAGCACGACATAGGTTTCTTCGTTGTCCTCTACTACCTTCAGTATCTCTGGTAGCAACTCGGAACTCTTTTCTGCAAAGCCAACGTACGAAGACTTTATCTGAGTCAGGTAGTTGTCCTTTAAGAACTTTCGTAACTTCCCTACCCGCTCGGGGAAGGGCGGTACCGGAACTTTAAGGTCTCGGAGGTGGCTGTGATACTGCTTGAGACTGTCAAAGTAATCTACCGGATAGAAGAGCTGTGTCTCTACTACCTGCTTGTTTCTACACGCCTGGAGGATGTCTGCGTAGCCTACCAGGGTGTAGATCGGGGTGTTTATGTAGGGTCTATCCTTGAATATTGCGTCGGGAACCTTGGTGAACTTTCCCTCTTGTAACTGAAACGATCTGTACCTACTCGCTTCCTTAACCGACACCGACAATGGAGCTACCGGAGTTGCGAGGCTGGTGATAGCCACCGGATACTCCAGGTCGGTGAAGTCGGTCTTGAGCAGTTGGATAGGTCCGTAAACATCCCCAACTTCTATGCTGTCCAGGTCGAGCACTTTCTGCACCTCAGTTAGAGGCAGCACCTTGATAAAGCTCTTAGACATAAGAGCCATGTAGAAGTCGTAGTGCGACTTGTCGCACCGTAGCAAGAACTCTACTAAAGGTTTCTCTCTGCGTAATGTAATATTGAGTCGGTTGTAATGCTGAATCACCTTTAGAAAGTCGGTAAAGGCTACCTTATTGACCCCCTGTGGGGGCATGTTGTAGAACCGAGACTCATCAACTTTGTTAAACCGGAAGTTAAATACACAGAACCAAACCGAAAAGGTCAACAGCCATGTTGCCTCTTCCGATAATCCAGGTACAAGAAAGGAGAAACGCTTCCGTTTCTCCTTCCAGTATACTGTTTCGCTGAGTTCTGTGTGAGCTGCTATAACTTCTTGGATGTGCTCCTCGGTTATGTCAGGAAGCATGGCCAGCCGCCCCTGAGTGTGTCTCGGTATGTGTTGGTTACGGTTAGTTCTGCTAGAGCTAATGCTGCAAACTTATCTGCTTCGGTTTCTAGCTCGTCTTCTGTCTCGACAGTTATCACCTTACCCTGCGCCATGAATTGATTGCAGTGCCAGTACTCATGGGCCATAGTCCTGAGGATGTGGGCGATATGTATCTGGCGGGTAGCCATGTACACCAGAGCCTCGTCCTTCTTTACCGCGCAGTATCCTCCTGCGGTTATGGATACTCCCTTCTTGGTCTGAAAAGGGAACCCCGGAAGGGGCATGAAGATGTACTTCAATAGACCCACAACAGGAATAGGGTGGGAGTCTTTAAGGTGCCGGAACATGAGCTGCACTCGTGGATCTTTAGGCATCGCCTGGGATATTACTCTCATGTGACCTCCTATTGGGCTACAGACGCTGTTCCGTCTGGGTGCTTAGTGGCGTATATAACATTGTCATATACTTTGTCGAGAGCCAGCTTAGTATGCGCTATGGTGTAAATGCACTTGTCACGGTTTCGTAAATAGGACAGGACCCGAAACAGCCCTTCTTTGCCATCGTCATCGAGGGCAGAGAATACTTCATCCAGAGCAAGAACATTGAAACTGACTGCTCCTGCTATTTCCAACAACTCCAGAACAGAGAACAGACAGGCTAACTTCACCCTGGCCTTTTCTCCTTCTGACCAGCAGACGTACGGTATGGTCTTGTTAGCATCGGTAACGGTGAAGTCGATCTCTCCATCAGTGGTGAAGAAGGAGCAGGCAATACGACCGTTACTAATCATATCAGCATACTTACGCATTGTCAAGTTGAGGCGGCGTAGGAAGCTATCCATCTTATGTACTCGGTACCCCTTGGCACCAAGTATGCCACCCCACAGTTTCAACAGGTCAAGCCTTGCTTCGGCTTCTTCAAGCTGGAGCTTAGCAGCTACGAGCTGGTCAGATATCCTAGCATTAGTTTCAAGTTTCTGAGCGTTGACAGCTACCCTAGCTCGTTGCAGAGCGTTGAATTCAGTTGCGTCCTTCAGAGCCTTGGTTACAGATGCCAGTTCAGCCTCGATGCGTTTTAGTTCTGCTGCCTGCTCGCTATACTCTCGAAGCAGGTTGGTGTGTCTGGTGGTGCATGCCTCGATGTTTACGTTACAGGTTGATTCTCCTTTCAGTTTAGATAGTTCCCTATTGAGATTTCCGTACTTGACCCACTCTGCTAGGTCTTCTGACAACTGAGCCTTATTATCTATTGCTTCTGATTGTGCTGCTTCCAAAACCACACGCTGCTGCTCTAGGCTATGCAGCAGCTCCGAGAAGTGACCGTACTGAACACCTTGGGAGCAGGTAGGACAGACCCCTCTTTTCATAGCTTCGTTAAGCGTCTTCAGTTCACCCTCAACCGACTTTAGTTCGGTCTGTTTCTTTACTACTTCCGACTTCCAAAAGCTCAGCTTGTCTTCTACTTCTTTTAGCGAAAGAGCTGGGAGAACGAAGCGATTAATTCCTTCGCGCAATGCCTCCCTCTTATCCCTCGCCATCTTGTCTTCGTAGTATTCTTCCATAGAAGACTCTGCTGACTTGATCTCGTTCTTGATCTGAGCCTGTATCCTAATTGACTCATCTCTTCTAGCACCCTCACCAGAGACCAGACGTTCCAGAAGCACTGTCGGCTTCTCTTCCTGGGCCTCTTCAATAGTTTCCGAGAAGCTGGCAGACAGGTTGCTGACTTGTTGGTTGAGGGTATCAATCACCCCTCTCTTACCGGTCAAGGCTTTCTCCTGGGCCTTGAGTCGGTCCAGGTGATAGTCGAGTTCGTCCATTCGCAGTATGCGATTAACGAATGCTTTGCGGCTGTTGTCGGTGGATACTTCCAACAGGTTGATGGAACTCTTTGGGGACTGGTAGGTTAAGTCTACGAACAGTGCGTAGTCGCAACCTACAATATCCTCGATGAGTTTAAGATTGTCGGTAATTTTCTTCACATGTATGGGCCTATCGTTGCGAAATATACCGATAGTCCCTGTTTTCCTAGAGTTTAAGATGCGAAACTTGTCGTGTCCTTTAGTGAACCAAATCTCAATCTCGTACGGACGCATAGTAATGCTGTTGTTAACTTCCTCCAGCTTGGCACCTTTAGGGTTACGATTATATAATCCTTGGCATAAGGTTAAGAAGATAGAGGTCTTTGATGCACCGTTTACACCCTCAATGGAGTTGATGCCAGTTACGAAATCGAACTCCTGAACAACATAAGCGAAGCAGTCTCGGGCTACCAACTTGGTGAAGTTAATCATTCAGACTTTTCCGGCAAGCGACCTACGTGTGCCAGTATAAACCCTACCTGGAGCATAACCCCGTAATTGATAGGTGCTCTAAGGTCAACGATAACCCAGTCATTAATGTACCCGAACCATCCCAGGGTAAAGTCAATCCCAAACATCCTACAGAATACAGTAACAGTTCGTTGCTGGGCATCTGCGTTTCCTCCTACGGCAAACCAATCTTTAAACGTCATTCACTCTCCTTGAATACATCAATCATTTTTGCGATCTTCTCTTCGGTAATTCCCATCTCAATCATGTAGGCTATCAGGTCGGACTCTATAGTAAAATCTTCGGTTGGGGCTTCCTCTTCCATATCCGCGTAGCTGTCTTCGATTAACGGGATACGTTCTACGTTCACATTGGGTGCCGTTGAAGTGATGCTTCTCAGCTCTTCGGGAGTACCCTCAACAGACACCCGATAGAAGTGTTTGGTGTCACACTCTACAGGCCAGTCAGAAGCTTTTATGGTTAACTGCACTAAGTTGGGTAGGTCGGTGGGGATTCTAAGCACCTGTGTCTTCCCTTTGTTGACGGTCAGCAGTAGGTATCCGCAGTCTGGAGCAGCCTCAAAGGAATGATTAAGGGGTGAGTTGGTGTACACCAGTTTGCCAGTAGAGAAGTCACTATGGATGTCTCCTGCTAGGCATAAGTCAAACGGCTTGAGTAAGGATGCTACATCAATCTCTTCCTTGATGAATTTTGAAACTGTAGGTCTGAAGTGTGACAGCAGTATGTTGGTATGCCCATCTTGTACAGGAAGCTGGTCTGCTTCGTGTAAGCAGCAGTGGCTGAGCATGTGCAGGTTAGTTGCTTCTCCCTGCAAACTGAAAGAGAGTCGGTTGCTGTAGATGATCTTGCTGAGCAAAGCAGGCTTAAGGTAGTCAAAGGTACACTTACCTTTCTCAGTAGTCTCGTGGTTGCCGCCTATGAGGTAGATTTGGATGCCTGCGTCATCAATGGTAGTGATGAAGTCCCAAAGTATTTCTTGCTCCAATAGGGACGGTTCCGCTTTTTCAAGTAGGTCTCCAAGAATCAGTAGCGGAGCTAATTGCTGCTTGCATTTATCTATTAGAACTTCCGCTAAGAGTTTGTAGCGATTTTGCTGCCACTGTAGAGGAATATTCTTCTTTACCTGTAGGTGGATGTCTGCGGTAACTACGAACTTTTTCAAATAGACCTCGATAGAGGAGGCAGTGTTACCTGCCTCCTCATCAGTTAATTAGCAGGGTTTTTTCTTATCGCCACAGGCTTTTTTCTTCGGCGGGAAGGGAGGAGGAGCTGCCGGTGCTGCGGGAGCAGCAGGATCTACCGGCTTCTTCGGTGGAAACGGCGGGGTACCTGTAGTTGCTTTCTTTTTTGCCGGATCACCACATGCTTTCTTTTTCGGTTCAGCACAAGCCATTTTAAACTCCTTTTCTTGGTTGCTCTGACGATCTTCTGTCAGGGATGGGGATTGATTTTGCGTACCTTCGCCGGTCAATGAACCTACCGGTTCTCTTGTACGCATCCTCTCTCAGAAGTGGTAGATAGAATAATGAGAAGTACAAGATACCTGCCACTATAACGCTGACACTAAGAACCACGATAAGAGAGATTAATGCCACCGTAGGTAATGAGATACTCGTGTACCCTCCCATAATACTCACAAGTAACCTTTAGCCGAAGATGCCCTTCAGCTTGTTGATTGTTGCGTTGGCTTTTATAACGTCTGCTTCTAACCCAGACTTTACTACCTGTGTCTTGGTAATAACCAAGTCGAAGTCGGATATCTTTTTAACTTGGCTTTCTGCATGTTTCTCAAGGTTTCCGATCAGGCTGGTGAAGTCTTTGAGGATAGTATCTGTAGTCTTTGTAACAAACATTAGGTGACCTTTCTGGGGTAGTTGAGAGTTGGAGAAAGGGGACTACTAAGTAGTCCCCTGAGTGTAGCTACTAGAATTTGATATCAGAATCGTTATCGAAATCCCTACCACGGTTAGACGTTCCGCCTTCAACTCCCAGCACTTCAATCTCTGGGCTGTAGGCTACCTGCTTCTGAGCTGCTGCCTGAAGCTTGTAGTCTTCAAGACCTTTAGTGGTCAGTTTAGCCGTAGCGAAGTTCTCCAGACGAGCAGGAAGCGGATAGGGACGAGCCGTATCCAGGAAAGGGTAGATTTCGTAGTAGTCTACTGCTCCGTGCGTCTTCTCTTTCGTATTCAGCACAGTGGGGAAGAAGAACAGCGGGTTGGCTCCTGCTGCGTCCAGGTACTCTTTGAAGGGCATGTAGCTAGCACCCTTAACGTACATGAGGCACTGGTCTTTATCCTTGCCGATCTCCAGGTAGACAATGAACTGACAAGAGCACTTCTCTTTCTTGTCCAGGTCTTTCTGGCGTCTCGGACACTTTCCACTGTTGCACTCGAATTTGAGGGTGTTGCCGACTGCTTTTTCATTGCGATCAACAATGATCTGTGATGAGCAGCGTTTCTCTTTTGAGTCATTGTAGTACGAGTACTGCGTAGCTACCTTCAGGACTGTAATCTCAGGGTTAGCCCCGAAATCCTTACCGATAAAGTTACAGGTCTTGACGCTATCCACAATCTTAATGTCCTGCCCCATAACGAAGTTGCCGACATCTACTTTGTTGCCGTCAACGTCCTTCTTCCCGTAGTAGTTGATCTTGAGGACGGGGGCTTTCTCGTGGCTAGCGTTGTTCGATTGTCCGGTAAGAGCCAGCATTTCTGCGACTTGTTCGGGTGAGAGTCCTGCGTAGATGTCTTCGATAGCTGCGGTCTTGCTTGTATCTTTTGCCATGCTTGGTGATGCTCCTTGAAAGTAAGAGTGAAAGAAATTGGTAAGATTGCTGAAAGGTGTTTCGTTCTCCTCCTTGGTGCGACATGTCGCACTTGATAATTTTCCAGTAGACTAGCTACCGGTCTACCAGCGGCTTCTGTATAACTTGCGTTAAGTATACAGATGTGAATATTTAACATTACGCTACATTTATTGCCCAAACATTTTCTTTGTTGATGTATGCGTCACTGATTGCATACAGCACAGCAGTTCCGCTCTTGTCCCGAATCGGTGTCTTCTCGAAATCCGGTTCAAACATTCTGAATGTGTCGCCCTTCTTGAGATACTCAAAGTCGCACATTACCCACTCTGTTCCCTTTAATACTTCAACATGTCGATTCATTTATCACCTAAAACCCATTATACCACAGAAACTAGATACTGTCAAGTAAATAGTTATGCAGATGTGATTATTTCTGAAACGGATAAAGCCACTGATTTATCTTGTCGGCCAGTCCGACCTTACCATCGCGGAACATTAGCTCCTCGATTTCATTTACGTCTACCCTGCCCTTCGACTCAAAGTCTTGGATAACCTGATCCAGGTACTGCACTCCGTCTTCTCCGATGATCTCTACGTAACCTTCTCGGTCGTGATTGAGGTTGACCAGTTTGAAATTGAACCAAATCTGGTTGAAGTCTCTCTTGAGTTCTTCGTGGGCGTTTTTAGTAAGCCTGGGAACCTCCAGGTCCTCTACCTGCGCCTCGATGTCAGCTAACTCGCCGTACTTAACAACCAACTTGAGGGCTGTCTTCTCGCCCAACCCACCAGGAGACTTGATGCTATCTGATGTGTCTCCTGAGAGTGATTTTACGTGCGCATAAAGGTAAGGTTCAATCTCCCATATGTCTTTGAACTGCTTGTAGTTCATCCATACTTTGCTAGGTATTCTGTCTGCACTTAATCCCGCTGCCATTGCCTTGTTGTACCCCGACTGCACAACTCCAGGACGCAGGAGCTGGTGCAGGTCGGAGTCTGTCGAAAGTAGGCAGACGTTCCACTGTTCTAGGTCAATATTGTTTATGACGTAGGCAATGCAATCGTCTGCCTCGGTTCCGTCTACCTTAACTACCTCGATCCCGAACAGGTGAGCCGCGTCTATGATGCAGCTCACCTCTACCATAAACTTCGCGTAGTCTTTCTTCTCCCCCTCATTCTGGTTAGCCTTACGGGTTCTGCGGTCAATCTTGTAGTCAGGATACATTCCAAATCTAAACCTGCTTCCTCCCTTTCCCTCCGTAACCATCACTATCTTGTCTATGTTGAACTGCTCTGCCATTGCCCGTAGGTCACCATAGAATCTCCAGAACTTGTCACGCTCTTTGGTATGGTGTAGGTAGTATACGGTGTTCAGTGTATCTACTAACAGTATGCGCTTAATGGTTGGTCTCCTAAATTACGTTCCAGTTGTCGTACCCAATCTCGTCCATTAGAGCCTGAGCTGCCAACTCTGCCTCGTTCCGGTTTGTAAACCTTTTATACTGATTTCCTGTACGATCATAGACGGGGAACGATCTAGTGTAGTCACACCCGCAAGACGCCTCGCAATACTGTAGAGCGAAAGCTATATAGGTATCCTTCACATACCCTCCACGTTTATAGTCGTCTTGTCATACCGCCTGCTGACCAGAGTAGCAATACGCAGACTGTTATCAGCCGTTTTGTCCTGGTACTTGACCTCAGCAATACCTTTTAGGTTTCCGCAAAGGTACTCAGCCCACCACTCGATGCGTTCATCGTCATCTATCCCCGATCCGACTCGTGTGGTTATAACTCCATCAGAGCAGATAAGACCTCCCATCTGCCCTACGTACTTCGTATCCGGCTCACCTTCGTAAGCTCCGATGATAGCCAAGTCCATTGTGTAGAACTGCTTGAGTTTCAGGATTGCGTTGCTGCGTTTGAACTCGTACTTCGCCCAGATACACTTGACCATGACCCCCTCTCCAGCAGGCATGGTGTAGGTCTGAGTCTTGCCTTTAGGGTCGGTGAAGGCGTAGACTCTGCCTCCTTGAGCGAGAACCTTATCGTAGACTGCCCATACATCTTTGGAGCAGGTAGCTATGACGTTAGGAACTACCGAGACGTTTGGTAAGTTGAACCCGCAATGCTCAAACAGAGCAGTGAGTTCCATCTTCCTAGTCGCTAAAGACTTTACTTCGCCCTTCTTACCGGCAGACTCGAAGTAGTCAATGTCCAACACATCCCATACGAAGTAACCAAGGTACTCCAGGACTTCTTCGGGAGTAGTGTGGCCAGACGTAACCATCGACTTGCCACCTTCAAACTGCCACTTGTGGTCTTTATGCTTGATGAAGGTCTTGTTGTAGGGGCAGAACTTGGTGGCTAGAATTTCACCATCAAGCACGAAGTCTTTTCCGGGGTAGAGGTTGAGAATCTGCTTACCCAGAACGTCTAAGCCCTCGAACTCGAAACCTTCTCGGGAGTAGAAGTTTACTTTGTCATTCTTGCAGACTGCTATGGTGCGCAGACCGTCTAGTTTCTCTTCAACAACAACCGGGTACTCCAAATCATCCAGTTCTTTTACGGTGTTGGCTAGTTGAACTTTGAACTCTGGTATCAGTCCTGGGAAAGCTTTGTTGATGGTGCTGTCTATGCCTACGTTCAGGTCCCTTTGGATGATTCTGACGACCCACTTCGCACCCTCTTCGGTACACTTGGAGAGTAGTCTTTTAATCATTGCTTTGGCTGCGTTACTGCCTGTTGTGTGCTCTGAAAGAAGCATGAGAATCTGCTGTAGTTCTTTTGAAATGTCAGGCTGGACTAGGTTATAGGTTTCAGGTAGGTCTAGTTTACTGACTCGGTAGGTAATGAACTTGTTGTAGGTGAGCCAGAGCAGAAGCCTTAAGGTTGGAGTATCGTTACGCTGTAAAATTGCTAGCTTGTCATTCTTAGACGCGGTTTCTGACAACGCCTGGAACACTTTAAATTCTTGCATGGTTTCTCCTTATTTAGTGCGACCTGTCGCACTAGGTAGCAAGCAGTTCTCTCATCCTAAAAAAGCCCCGTAGTTCAGGGTAGTATGTTTCGATCAGTCTTACGTACCTGCTTCGGTAGTTGTTGTTCAACTTAAACTTGCTCCCGTCTGACTCTATGTTGATATGCCAGCGTATCCTTTCAAATATGCCATTGATGGAGTAGTGCGGGTAGCCGCTAGACTTTGCTTCCAGTGCATACTTAATGATGAGTCTGTAGATGGTAGGGTTATTTCGGTGATACTCGTCAAAGGACTCTTGGATATTCAAGCTAACTCCTGTGTGGTTATACTACGTGAACGATATGGCCCCGACTTCCCCACCTAGCCAGAATATCTACAATCTGTTGCACATATACATACAAGTCGTTGTCCAACTTTCTATGTTGTGTAGCAAGACTGTCTAGGTCTTTCTGTAACTCCCCGGTATAGTATGTGATCTCTTCTGGAGAGACGACCATCCCTACAGGAAGGAAGTAGGGATCTGGTCGTATGCCTAACTTGAGTAGGCTGTGGAAGAATAGAGAGGAGCTGACCCAGCCCATCTCGTTTTCTAGGAGGTACCCTGAAATTGCCAATTACGCTGCCTCCTTATACTCGATCTCATCGTCATCGTCTTCGTCATCATCTTCTTCAATCATTGCCGACAAGGAATCTGCCGTCCAATCACTAGAGAAGTCGCACCAAGCTTCGCCCCACTCACAGTCGGATAACATAGGGATTTCAGAAGGTACTGGGAACTGCTCCAGATAAAACGCCACCTTCTCTCTGGCAGTCTGCTTGTAGGAGTCTGCTGCCTGAACGTACAAAGCATCGTGGATCGGACCTAGCATGATAATTGGAAGGTCGTTCTCTTCGATATCATCTAGTAAGCAACACGCGCTTATGAGCAGTCCGTCTGATGCCACGCTTTGAATTGTTGAGTTAACTGCCTGTCTAATTGCCTTAGCCTTTTCGTAATCATCCTCAGAATTGACGGCTGGAACTCTTCGCTTCCTACCCAAGAGAGAGAGCGAGTAGCCTGTCTGTTCAGTGAACCGTGTTGTCTCTTTGATGAAGTTATCAACTCCTGCATATTTACGGAAGTAATCATCTAGGATTTCCTCTGCTCGTGCTACTAGGATGTTGGCTTTTGCAGCCAGGGTAGAGGCCCCACCACCATACAAGGATAGGAACTGTACCGTCTTTGCTATGTTACGCTCTGCTCCGTACGTCTCCTTTATCTCTGCATCCGGCATGTCTACCGGAATGTAAGGGAACAGTTCCTTAGCAATGGCGCAGTGAACGTCAACTCCTGCTAAGAAAATCTCGGTAAGCTTCTTGTCCCCTGATGCTACACAAGCGTATCTCATCTCGGCTGCTGATAAGTCTGAGCCGATAATGACGCTTCCGTCTGGTGCTCTGAACATCTTCTTTACGTACTTTGCTGGGTCGAAACCAAGCAACTTAGCCATGCTCTTAGACACCCTGGCCATGATGTTTTGCAGGTTGGGATCTTTGCTGGACAACCGGCCAGTCTTGGCTCCACAAGCGTTATAGGTCGGATGAATCCTTCCGTTGACGCTCTTGTTGATAACTGCATCGACATACGTAGACCGTATCTTTGTCAGCATACCAACGGTCTTGATCGCCATCAAAAAGTCTTCTTGCTCTGGGAACTTCTCTATCCACTTGTCCATCACTTCTTTGTCGGTGGACGGAGTTACTCTCTTTCCTGCTGCGTTCTTTGTTTTGGTAAACTTGACAACTGGTAGGCCCATTACATCAAAGAACAGAACCTTCTTCTGAACCGAAGAGCCTATGTTGAATTCAAATGGAGTCTTAAGTTCAGTAAGTTTGTTCTTTCGTTTGGCGTTATCTGCCGCCAGCTTCTTACGAGAAAGGATCTCTATTGCTGACTTAACATAATCAACAGTTAGCAACTCCGCTTCGACTTTTTCTATGCCTTCTGTCAGTATTTCCCGATACTTAACCGCCCACGGTACGTCCACAGGCCAGCCGTTAATCTCCATTTTGGTCAGGAGATAGCTGAATCTCATGACCATTTGGAAGACTTCTTCCTGCTCTTCTTGAACCAGCAACTCCAGGAACTGATGGTACAACCGGATGGTTACATCGGTGTCGGCCAGGGCATACGGGGCTAGTATCTCGAAGGGGATGAACTTGTAGCTGAACTCCTTCTTCTTTAGCTTATGCTCTTTACAGTACGCGTCTTTAAAGCGTTCAAGTGGTAGCTCGTAATCTCCCATGTCTGTCATCGTGCAGGCCAGATCTTTCAGGCCATTGGGAGTGTTCTCATTACATAAGAATGAAGCAATGAGGGTGTCGAATGTTCTCTTCTTGCGAACAGCCACACCCCAATGATGGTACATGAACTTGTCATCGAACTTCTTGTTGTGCCCGACAATAACTTTGCTCTCGTCAGCGAACAGTCTTCGCAAACTGCACTTGATGGTTGTCCATTCTTCCGGCGACCACAATGCGTAATAGTCGGTAGGAATAAGGTAGCTGTATCCAGGTTTATGACTGAACTGGATGGTGAGGATCTCGTCTTTATTGTGCTGAAATCCGGTAGTCTCCAGGTCGTAAGCAAACGCCTTTACGTCACTGGATAGGAAGTAGTCGTAAAACTTATTGAACTTTTCCAGTGTGTCCAGGATGGTGTAGTTGGTGGGCATCTTCTCTGCTTCCACTACCTCAGGGAACTCCATCTCTGTCTTGATTAGCTCCAGGGTAGAGGCTATGATGCCGGTGATACTCGGCTCGTACTTGGCTTGAGCTGGGTTGGGACAAGGCACTATTTTCCGACCGATAGTGTCCGAGTACAGGACTTTTCCGAAATACTTGGCGATACCTTTATAGCCGGATATCTTATCGAACGCGGCAGCTCCGATAGGAACTACCACGTTGTACCCGTAGGTATCTATCAACTCAGTTACGTATTCCGACTTTTCTTTGTAATCTGATGCCTTAGGTTTTGTAGTTACATCAGCTAGGCAGACTGCGGATACCGCCGACAAAGGTATCCCAGCAGCCATGATAGCTTTTATCAGGGGTCCTATCCCCTTCTCCGACACCACCCCGTTTTCTATCCAGGTGGATACAGCACCATCAAACACCAGCAGCAACTTCGCTTCTTTACCTACCCTTGCCTTAACCACTCACATGCTCCAACTCGCACTTCCTGACTTTCCTGTCAGCACTATCCCTCTTATAGTCCAGGATGTTGTACGCTTGGGTAAGGGCATATACCTGCGCCCACGGAGTCAACTCCTCTGAAGAGAGGAACTTACGGTTCTGGGAATCGTACGTTCCGTGGTTGATTGTGTAGTCCTCGTAGACCTTCTGGGCTGCTGCTTCAGGAACCTTAACCAGCTCACCATTAGGCAGCTTCACTTTGATTACCATTACTCCTCCGTGTTGGTGCAGGTACATTTCTTGTTGAAGGGACATTTTCGTTCGTAACATCTTAACCCTGCTGTGGCTTTCATGTTGTGCAGGAAGGGATGGTTGACTCGGCATTGCGGCAATTTAGGCTTAGTCTTATTGGCTATAGCATAGTTAATCTGCTCACTGTATAGGTCGCCCAGGTCTTTACCTTCCGGCACTTGGTCTGTGCAGGCTGTGTAGACATCGAAGAACGGGTCTAAGGTTGAGCAGATGAACTGTTCTGCCTTTCGTCCGGCTTTATCGTTGTCCTTGAAGTAGATGATCTCGCTTGCCCCGGTTGCCATCATCATGAGCAGTTTGGTTTCTGACCAGTTATTTGCTCCAAAGTAGCAAAGTCCAGAGAAGCCTTTGTCTATCGCATTTATGCTGTGGAAAATTCCTTCTCCAAGCAGGATAGTATACGGTTTCTGTGACTTTACTAGGTCGTAAGGGTAGAGCCAGTCTGTCTTGCAACTGCATTTGCTGTTGCGTAAATACTTGGGCTGCTCATCCCCGAGGGCACGAGCGTCTACGCCTTTAAGCATTCCGTTGATGTAGATAGGGAAGCAGATACGGTTCTGGTACCTGCCTTGAGTGACGTAGAGTGCGTCAAGGGTTTCGTAGGTTTCGATAGAGATACCCCGGTAGCCGTCGATGTTCCACGGTGTGCCGATCGGTGTGAATACTTCCAGAGCCACGCTCTCTGTGCTTTCGTCGCTGCCATAGTTTTCCTTTATCCTTCTTAGCTTGGCTCTGATGCTGTGCCCTTGAAGCTCTAGCTCGTCTAAGTCCTCACCTCCCGCCCAGCGGCGGAAGGTGATCTCTCCCATCTTGTAGTTGCAAGCGAAGCAGTGTCCCACCAGCTTGACAATGTTTATTCGGAAGCTTGGCTTATCATCCGAACCGTCTTGGTGATTAACTTGGTTAGGACATACTATCGCTACTTCATTATCGCCAGCATGTATGTACTCAATTTTTCGTTCGTCAAGTAACGCTAGTACGTCCATTGGTTTCTCCTACAGCAAGTTACTTGCTATCTCAGCCAGTTCGCTGCGCTCACCCTTGGTCAGAGTAATATGCCCCGCAATGGCTTCCGCTTTCATTCTCTCCACTACATACGTAAGTCCGTTACTTGACGCATCGAGGAACGGGTGGTCAATCTGGTAGGGGTCACCAGTAAGAACAATCTTGGTGCCCTCCCCTGCCCTTGTGATGATCGTCTTGACTTCGTGCGGGGTCAGGTTCTGCGCTTCGTCAATAATCATGTACTGCTTTGGTATGGAACGACCACGAATGTACATCAGAGGCTCAATCTGCATGATGCCCAGAGCTACCAGCTCCTTGTGGCAACCAGAGTAGCGACCTTCTTCTTTCTCTTCCTCCACGGAAGGTGAGAACCCTTCCCGCTTAACTCTCTTCTTAGGCTTAGGAAGCTTCGGAGTAGGTGAGGAGTAACCACCGAGCAGGAACTCTACGTTGTCGTAGATAGGCTGCATCCAAGGGTTGAGTTTCTCTTCCAGATCTCCAGGCAGGAACCCAATGTCCTTGCCCATCGGGAAGACTGGTCTGGATACCAACATCTTGCTGTACTTGAAGTCCTCAGCTACCTTGTTGAGTCCTGCTGCAATAGCCATCAGTGTCTTGCCTGTGCCAGCCTTTCCGACCAACGTAACGAGCTTGATGTCATCATTAAGCAGCAGATCCATTGCCAGCATCTGCTCGGTGTTTCTTGGAGATAACCCCCACGCAACCGGATTAGGGTCGATTCTGACCAGGATGTTATCCTTTTTGGAGTACCGAGTAGGTATCACCAACTCGGGATGTGAGGGACAAGTGAGCAAAATATACTCGTTGTCTAGGCAACTGATGTCACTAGGAACTGCGTACAGGCTTTCCACTGGGGTAGTGGTTATGAACCCACTCTCATACGAAACTGTCCTGAACCCTGGGTACAGGTCGTCTACCGCTATCTTGTTGTTCTCAAAGTCTTCGGCTTCCAGCCCTAAGGCGTCAGCTTTTATTCTGAGGTTGATGTCTCGGGAGACAAGAATTGCATTGTCTTTTCTCGGGAGGTCAAGAGCTACCGCCAAGATTCGATTGTCAGCTACACTAGGATCGAGGCTTGGGATAGCCATGTCGGAGGTGTATAACGCAATCCTCAGCGTTCCACCCTTAGAGTTAACCTGTACTCCCTCGACAAGTGAACCCGCCATACGCAGAGTGTCTAACTGACGCGCTACTTGACGAGCGTTCCTACCCAGCTCGTCCTGGTTCTTTTTAAAGTTATCGAGTTCCTCAAGTACGGTGATCGGGATAATTACGTTGTGTTCGTCAAACTTGTAGATGCTCTCTGCTGACAGCAGTAGAACATTCGTGTCTAGGACGTAGGTATAAATCAAAGGGTCTCCTTTACTTGAAATTTATGCAGTTCATCATGCTCAAGCGTCTTCTTCATTCCAAAGTTACCTGCCGTATGCCAGATTATAATACCTTCGGCCTTCATGAACCCTGGCGATGCCACGCTACCTTCTGTGCGTAGCCTATTGACTACCTTGTCAACCTCACGAGTATCAAACGCCCCCGAGTACAGGACAGGAACCACTGAGCAGCACACAGGCCGGTCGTCGCCATACCACCTGGAAACATTGAACAGGGAGAAGATCTTCTCTTCAACTAGGTAGCGCCTAGCAATCCCTTTTCCCCACCACTCTCCCGTATGGTGACCTACGCCCAACTTGAGCAGTTCGTCTTTGTTCCTTTGGCACCACCCAGCAAAGCCGTAGTTATCAGTCTTTATAGTCAACCATCGGTTACGACTACCTGCTAGCATAATCAAACCTAGCTCTCTACTCTGCTCAACAGGGAGTAGGTTGAACTCACTGTTGTAGTCTCCTTCTTGTGATATACAGACTGAGGAGTTTGTTCCGTCCAGTTTTTCGGTAATTATGATGTCCCTAGAAAACCTAGCCATCTTAGGAAACGGTGTGAATTCAGGTGTTGACATGGTTAACCTCCCAATTCTTTGATGAGTGCTTTAATACTCTTTGCCAGTCCTTCTTCTTCGAACTTCAGTGGTACGCCTCCAGACTCGAAGCCGTATCTTTCGGTAAACTCAGCCGGAGTTAAATGGCTACTGATGATAGTCACCTTGTTCTGTACTCGCCGCTTCGTTATCAAATTGGTTATGTAGGACTTGTTGAAGTCTGATGCGTATTCCTTCCCAACAAAGTACAGGCAGCATATGTCTCTTCCTTCTATGTTCTTGATACGGTCGGAGTCTTGCCACGTCTTTATTTCCGACATGTAGGTTGGCATGTCCAGCATGTAGCCATAGATCCCGCTTCTGATAGCCGCCTTGATGACGTTCGACGCAGCCAACAAGCAGGCTGTCTCACTGGCAGAATGGAAGTAGAGGATTCGTCCACTGTGTTGCAGTTTCTTTAGGTTGTTGATGATTAAGCTGTAGGCTGACAAGGTTTCTGCTGAGGCTAGGGGAAGTGAGTCATCCCTGATGAACATAGGAGGAACTCCTGCTAACTTACACAGTATGTCGGTTCGTTCGGTATTGGCCATGCGACTCCATGCTGCGTGGTGGATGGTTTCAATGATTTTAGGTAACTCGTCTAGGACTCCATATAGAGTCCTTCGGTGGATGCGAAAGATGAACTTTACATAGGATGGAGGTAACCTAAGGTGGTCTCGGAACTGATAGTAACTCTTCCAATCGTAGCCTAATTTGCTGAGCGGATTCTTCGGGATGTAATCTGACACTAGGCTCCACGAGAAAAATAAATCTCTCCAGTTGGTGTTGTTGTTCTAACTGTCCTGTTGGTTATTGAGCATTTAACTTTCCCCATCTCTATCAGCAGTCCATCTTGTATCAGTCTGGTTATCTCTGGCCTAACAAGATTTACATCGGTTGCTTTTAGTCCCACTATGACATCTCTGTCGGTTAACACTCTATCCTTTGAATAAAAGTCAAACACGTTGCTTCTCCAGGTGTCATGCGACCCTCCGTGTTTATGTTCGGTGTAACTTAAACTGCTGTTATCATGGATCATCTAATCTCCTTAGGGATATTTGCTCCTAGCTTCAGCCATTTGCGACTTGGTTCTCCTGGTACGCTTCTTCTTTTCCTCAACGACAACCGGTGCGACATGTCGCACCTTCTTTTTCTTCTTGGCTGCTAGAGCTTTTGCCTTACGTGCTTTCTCTTTCAGCTTGTCTTCTTTTGCCTTTTCCTTCGCCTCTTTCTTCTGCCTTCGTTCGTTTGCAGCATCATCTTTCACCTTCTTTGCTGCATCTATGATGGCCTGTGCTTCAGCTTTGATCTGCCTCTTCTCTCGGTTGATTATGGCAAGGGGTACGTGGTAGATAGGTTGACCGTACTTAGTGATGTATTGCTCTTGGATGAGTTCTTCTTTGATCTTGTCGAAGCTGTTTAGGTAGGCTTGGCAGCGCACCTTAGTGTGAGTTGGGCATACATAAAGGCACACCAGTATATTCTTACGGCAGTCATCTATTGGGCAGTTAAGTAACACTGGTGTCTCTCCTTAGTTATTACCCTGAAAGTTCAATACGATTACGCAACCCTTTGTTAAGCACTTCAAGGATAGCAGACGCGTATACCTTTGGGCCACCTTTAACATAGAATAGGCAGGCTTTGGTAATGCTAGACTGTATAGTAGCGTATCCTGCCCCGGCAAGCTTATCGTATAATTTTTGGTCAGTAAGACTGGTACCTTTAGGAAGCCTGGACTCTATGTATACTACCCCTTCAACCACTCTAGAAGAAAGTATTGACCCCTCACAAATGTCGGTAATTAGGGGCCATACTCTCTGTAGCACTTGGGGAGTTGATTTTGAAAGTTTTACTAAAGTTCCCACACATGATATAGTACCGGGTCCTGTATAGGTGCTGATTGTTCTACCTGTGGAACGTATAAGATTGTTAGCAATAACGGTACTATCTGCCCCTGTTACCACTGCTGCTTTGAATCTTGCAAGACCTGACAAAGGACCCCTGTTTACGTTAGATGCTAAGAATCCCGCTGCCTCTTCTTTAACCTCGCACGTAGGAAAGACCAAGCAAGGTAGTACTGTTATGTCACTACGGCGCATAGCTGCCTGCCATCTATGTTGTCCGTCAACAATCTTATAACTTCCGTCCCTATTTGCTACGGTCAACGCAGCGCAAGCAATCCAGGACCAGTCCCTAGCTATAGCCACACATTTAGGAACCCTTAGTGCTCTTTGATATGTATCATCTACGGATAGGTCGTTCTTATCTACCCACTCCAGAGAACATGGTGCGTTTTGCATCCTCCATTTATACCTGCTCACCTTAGATACTTCTACTCCATTTCCCATATCCACATACGCTAAACCTACCTCCTGCATTGCCATCTGTAGCTCCTTTAATTAAAATCGTACATAGTGGAACCGGCTCTTGTCGAACTCCTTCATAAGACAGAAATCTTCCAGGACCGGTTTTCCTGGAACGCTTAGGAAGTTGCGGTAGGCACCGAACGCTATGGTAGCCTGATTCAACTGCTTGTCCTCATCAGAGCAGGACATTTTCAAGTATAGGTCGCAGTCGTTCACTGCGTTGGATACGAATCTTAAGGTGTCACCTTTAGAATCGTATTGTGCTGGTGTTATGATGCACAACTTGTGCTTGTGAGCGAACGACTTTAGCTTCCTATTCTGCAACAGTGCATACTCCCAACTTGCTAGGTTAGGGTCGGAAGCTCCCCGAGGAATCAGATACGGGTAGTCTACTACGAAAGTCTTTACTCCCTGCGTGCTGCGTAACAACTCCATCTTGACAAACAGGTTGTCCCAATCGAGCCGTTCGTCTATCAAGAAGAACTTGTTGTCCCGTTTTGGGAACTGGTCAAACAACATAGTAAAGAAGGTTTGGTCGTCTTCTTTGGCAGTAGAGTTACAGAACGCTTCTATGTCGTCAGATGGGGCGCAGTAGAACTTAGCCTCTGCAATGCGCAGAATAAGCTCGTCTGCCTTGGTGATAGAGCCATCCACTATGGAGCCAAGATCGACTCCACTGTTGGCGCTCAGTATCCTGGCTCGTAGTTCCTCTTTGGATTGCTCGTAGGAGGTTATTGCTATCGAACCGGGGTAGTTAAGGTATTGGTAGTTGGCGAACTGTGTAGCCAGAATGGTTTTTCCCGACTTAGATTCACCCCCGATGATAGTCAATCCGCCTTCTATCAACCCACCACGTTCGTCTAAGGGTTCCAGCCCCGTCTTGCGGAAGTTGAACTTTACCTTCTTTCCTGCCATGTTAGCCATGTCGCATTCGGCTAACTTGTACTCACTCTCTACGAAGATCTGCTCGTAGCCCTTCTTGTACAGAGCCTTGACCTTCGAGGCATCCTTAGTCTCTACTGCGGTCACCAGCTCTTCTGAAATATCCATGACAGCTCTCAGGCTGCGGAAGTCTTCCAGCTCTGCGGTGAGCAAGTCAGCCGTTAGTCCGTCTACGTCGCGCTCCCTGATCTGGAGCAGGTACTTGGTCAGGAACTCTGCCCTACCTGGAGATTCACAGGCTCGATTGACAACACCGACCAGGGTATCCCAGCCGATGAACTCTCCGTTTTCAAGGTAGAATCTTTTTATCAGCAGGAAGAACTTTCCCAGGTCGGTGTTGCCAAACATCTCCGTTCCCAAACGTACAAGAAGCTCTGGATTTTTATCATCCATGAGCTTCTTGATGGCATTCATTTCAGTTTGTACGTTATTGATAGTTTACTCCTTCTCCATCGTACCCAGTCTACGGTTCAGATAGAAGACAGCTTTCTCCAGATCTTCCCGTACCTTATTGGGGTCTTTCTTGCCACACCTCCAGATGTACTTGAAGGCATTCAGTAGATAACCATCCTTGTCTATTCCCAGAGACTCGGCTACATCCAAGCATTCGTACTTTCCGTCAGCATAGTGGGGTGGATGGTTGACCATGTCAGTCACTACGTAGTCAGGGCTAACTTTACGAACAGGAGGCGGGTAGTCAGGTACTTTGTAGTAAGGATCGTCTGTAATTCCTGACGCCATCAAATAACCTCCACAAGCTCAATCTCACCAGGAGTCAGGCAGCACTCGTACCCCTCAAGTTCGTAGGGGTAATTCGTATCTATTGACCTGTCCTCGATGTCATCCCAAACCGCAACGATCTTTGCCATCGTCCCGATAGGTATATCATGGGGATTATTTGGGTCCAAGTTAGCGATTACCCTTACCAGTTGTCCTTCTTTAAACTCACTCAAATTTAATCTCCTCTCGACTAGCGGTTAGGGTGGTACTGAAGGTAGGCATGCCACACATAAGAACCCTGCACAAAACTTCCAACATGCTCGGTATTTTCAGGGATTGGCTGTCCGGTTCCTACCACAAAAATAACAAACAGCTCGTTTATAGGTCCTGGTCTATTTTCCACCCACACACACGGCATACCTGTAGGGTCAAGACCTACATGAACTATCTTGCTACTAACTCCTACCTCTCTACTTACTCGAATAGTCTGCTGGTAGTCTACATGCAACGGATATTTGTATACGGTTCTCATATACCTCCTTAGCGGTTATCTACGAAAAAGTAATCTTCAGCACCTAGTGAATACTTCTGTTTCTTGTACCAACGCATTCGGTTCCTAGCAAACGTCCCAGCCAGCTTGCCGCTATCAGCCAAGTCGTAGACTACTGGAGTAGGTTTACCCACAACCGGTCGAACAATACGCCCCACTAACTGAATAATAGCCGCTTCATTGTTGCTTGGTTTAGCCAACACTAGAGTATCCAGCATCGGCAAATCTAGTCCCTTGTCCGCTTTCTTAACGGTCAAGATTACGTCTATCAATCCCGCTGCCAAGTCACTCCGAAGCTTCCGGTCTTGAATCATCGAGGTCGTTCCACAGTACAAAACAGATCGGCAAAATTTCGACAATACGACATGTATGTACTTTAGTTGGGCAATAGTGATACCAATGACAAGTATACGGCGCTTTAACAATACCGCTTCTCGAACCAGTTCGATGATGATTCCATTCCGTATGTCACTATCAGCTAACCCACTGCAAATCTTAGTGAACATGTCTGGAGTGTCGTACTCGAACTGCACTCTAGTCGGAACAAAAACCACCGATGGTACCAAGGCATGCTCGTCAATCATCTCGACCGAAACATCGGCAATAAGATCGGTAAGAACTTCGTTGGTGAAGCCTTTTCTCATCACGGTAGCTGAGGTTCCTATGCGGTATTTGTTGTTGAGACGGAACAGTACGTTCCGGTACGTTCCGGCTGCTGCGGTGTGGAATTCGTCTACTAAGACCATTCCAAATTCTTCTTTGATCTTTCGTACTAAATCAGGATTTCGATGCAGGAATTGGAACGTAGCTATTGTGACATCGCCAAACGTATCCGTATCTTTGTCCAGAATATGCACCGTCTTATTCCAGACAATTTGAAACGCCTCTTGCCATTGCGAAACCAGACTGCCCATGTCCACCAGGACTAAGGTTTTACGTCCCACCATTCCAGCAGCATAGGTAAGTACGACAGTCTTTCCGCAAGAGCAGGGCGCTCTCAGTACAGCGTATAGGTGTGAATTGCAGAATTCTACAAGGTCTTTCGAGGGATTTGTTTGGTGGGGGCGGAACGTGAACGCAGGGTTGAGAGTGTACGGCTCAGATACAGGCTTGCCAAAAGAACGGTCATCAATAATCTCCTCATTTAGTAGGTGAGCAACCTTGTTGAGCTTGGTTGCATTCAGGGGAAGGTATGCGACTCCGTCGCAGTACAGGTAGTTTCGGATTGAGTCTCCGTTGTACGCCTCATGGCAATAGAGTCGAAGCACTTCCGCTGTGTGTTCCGCTGGAAGGTTGACCTTTGCCATGTTCTTCAGTTGTATGCTCAGTTAGCCTCCTTCGGAAAGAGTATAAACACTTCCGTAGCCTGGGTTACTGACGGTAACTGTCCCGTCCTTGAGTGCCTTTCCCAGCAACGAGTAGGTGAAGATTCCACCCAATGCCCAATATGTAGCTGAGTTGCCTTTGCTTTTCAGGTAGGTGGTTAGGTCTTCCATAGTCTTCTTTGGGTCGGGCATTCGTTACCTCTTTCGTTTATGATGGTGCATTCTATCACGACTTTCTATTCTTGTCAAGCTAAATATGCAGATGTGATTATTTAATCTTTTTCTTCGTCCTTGAACTTTACAGGAAACGTATACGTTCCGATAGCCACAAATACTGCTACGAATAGCATGTATGCGTTAAGTGGATTCCTGTTTAAAAAGTCTGCTCCACCATACCAGAACATAAGTACAATTACTGAGAATGCGGAAATGGAGATCCAGTATCTAGTTTTCATGTTACACCTCACCAGTGATGAATGTTAGTTACAATAATTACTTTTCTTCGCCTATGATTTGTTGCATTTTCCGGGTGGTGAAGGTTCCTTCTTCTTCTCCGTCATAGTCACCGAGAGTGATTGCGTCCAGGGTCATAGCTACCGGAAGGGTAGCTACGTTGATGGCTGTGCTTATTAATGCGCTAAATAATCCCATTTTAAACTCCTTACCAATGATGTATGTTAGTTACAATAATTGCTACGTTCGTGACAATGTTGAGAACAGTTACGACTACCATCAACCACTTACTCACTAGACATAACTCCTAAGCGAAGCAAATACCATCTCATACCCCTTCGGACTCAGGTGAATTCCGTCGCACCAAAGATCTTTACGTAGCCAGCTATACGAGTCTACCAAATCTGAGTAGTCCCAGGACATAGCGAGTCCGTTCTTACTAGCTACACTCATGATGAACATGTTGTAGTTTCGTATCCTAGCACGGATGTTCTTATGGTAAGCATCAAAAGGCTTGCCAATAGGACAGATTGGCAGTAGATACAGCCGTGGCTTATTAGCACTAGGGTTAGTCAGGATAGCATTAACCAACTGCGTGTACGTCTTCTCGTACTCACACGGCAGTATTCCTGCTTGGAGATCGTTGATGCCGACCCTCAAGAAGATCTTACTAGGGTTGGAAGCGAGGATAGGTCCTATCCGTTTAAGTACATCTTCGGTGGTGTTACCGCCGACTCCTTGGTTGCTTGTCAGAACCAAAGGAAATGCCTTGGAGAAGTTTCCCAAGTAGGTAATCGAGTCTCCCAAGAAAACTACTGCTCCAGGAGCCAAGGTTCTTACGTCTGTGTCGTTCAGCTTGCCATCAGAGAACGGCTTAGGTAGGTTGATTTCAGGTGGAAGATCTCGCTGCCCTCTGAAGACAAGGGAGATCCAGTAGGCGAGGTGTTTCGGGAAGCATTTAAGGGTCAATTTCATTCTCCAGGTTGCGTAGTCCAAATCTGTCGCTAATACTTTCCGCTTGGATCTTACAACATATCGTCCAAGACATAGCTGCTACTCCGCTGAATTGTTGTTCAGTATTCGAGGTGTCCGTCAGCATCTTTACAACGGCCTGAGCAGTTTCTTTGACTCCAAGGTTATACTCTGCTTTGTTCTCGGCAATGGCAGACGCTTGTCCAGCTTCAAACGCTAGGCGCATATCATCAATGTAGAGAGTCTCCTCAGGTACTTGGTACGTATCCCACCACTCGGCAAAGTTCATAAATCCTCCTTAGCTTTCATTCTCCAGGTCACAACCACAGTAGGGACAGAACATAAAGTCGTCCGTTTCAATAAACTCCAGCATACGTTGGGCGTAGTCCCATTCCAAGCAATCGTTCGTGCATATTTTAGGCATACTTCCTCCAGATAGTGTCATAAGCTGCTCGGTATTTAAGGTATCTCTTGTCGTCAGCAGAAGTAGGATTAGGTATCCGTTCCGTATTCATGTTGTCTTCCAAGTCATTCAGTTTAACAATAGAAGCCAACTCATTCTGAGACACTCGCTGGATGTACTCCGTGTAGTTTTCTCCTTGCACCTTGGTCAGCGCAGCAATGGCTTCGATTACTGTTGCGGAGAAGCCTTCACTACTCAGCCGTTCCAGCGGCCAGTTCTGCGGGTTATCCTCAACAACATCATGAAGAACAGCTACGATGCGTTCCTCGTCTGTGGACATTCCGCACATCACCCTAATGGGATGCAGGATGTAAGGCTCTCCTGCTTTATCTACCTGTCCGTTGTGCGCCATAGTTGCAATGATGATTGCCTGACTAAGCTGATTCATAATCTTCCTCCTAATTAGAAAGGGCGAGGTTTCCCTCGCCCTAGTAGCTTACTGGTTAGCGCATCGACTCCAGCCCTTGTAGCCCATGCAGTCGCTGAACGCACCCTGCTCTTCAAACGGATTGTATACGTCACCGAATTGGGCCATCTGTCTCGCCCGAAGGCTGCAATCAAACTTGTCCTTGCTGAAGTCTTGTGACACAGCCCCAGGCTTGCACAATCTCGTGGGGGCGCATCCTGCCAGAGCAGAAGCAACAATCAAAACACAAAGTATCCTTTTCATGTGGTTCTCCTTTAGGTAGGTGCGACATGTCGCACCAAGTAGAAAGGGCGAGGTTTCCCTCGCCCTTCGGCCTATTCTCCTGCTGCAACTATCTCCATCTCCGACAAGAGCTTTTTACCTTTTGGGGATAGAAAAACTGCCTTCCTTCGGGGGTTGTCCAGGTCAGGCTCCATGACCACCAGCTCATAGCCTTCTACCTTTCTGTCAGGACCCGATCCCTTGACGTATCGGTACAGTTTGCGAATGTTACGGCTGACCGTACCTTGAGGCATTGATGTTAAGTTCTGCAACTCTGTGAGGGTTACTCCCTCTTGCTCCGCTACTTTTAGGAATAGAATGATCTGCTGTACCGGTAGGTCCACAGCATCCAACTTTTTCCTGAAAAACTGCAATACTTCGTACAGATTCTTTCCGACTCCGCCAACTGCCGCTGCTGCTGTCATTTGTAGTTCCTCCCTTAAAAGTGGTATGTCATGGGCTAAGTATACACGGTGCGCATGTCATGTCAATATGTTTTTTTATGCAGAACTGATTTTTAATGTTTGTGAAAAACAACGTCTCGCTGGAACTTTTTGATGTACCAACAAGCACCACATGCTTCGCACTTACCGGGACACTCCAAAGCATCTACCGGAATCCTTGTCTCCGTTCCGTCCTGCATCCAGGCCACAGGGAAGTTATGAGGATTGTCCATAGGCAACCCAGGCCAACCAGAGAACATCATAACAAGGTTTTCAGGTAGAGTATTGAACGGCTCGTTGTGTACCTTGTTCACGATAGCGTACTGCTTGGTGAAGCACAAGAACTTTACCGTGGGATGCTCAAGAGCAGTCTCACACATATTAATGTAAAAACGAGGCGAAATGATATCGCCGCCAACGAACCAGCGGAAAAATAAACCCCTCTTGTAACCCTCCAGATACGCCTTAAGTTCATTGAAAAATCCTTCGATGTCTTCGGTAGCCTGCTTGAAGTTGTGGTCCCACGCCGCTCTGGTCTGAGGATACTGCTTGTAAGGCTGAATAGCATAGCAATCCTTACCGCAGATACTAGAACACCCATTGCAGGATGCGATGGGTGTCAGTGAGATGTTAACGGTTGCTCCTAGCTTGGTGTTGCCTTGAGAGATTCTCAAGTGGATTCACCTCCTTAACCTCGGTGTTTGTCAGGCCAAAGTAAGAAATCTCCTTCTTCATAGTTGCTCGGGATAATGCAAGAACTCTTTTCTATGTTGACTATCTGGTAGTCAATTAAGCACGAGCCAGGAGAGAAATCCCTCTGGTGTTCTCTGAGGACCTCGTTAATGCCGTCCGACGCCTCACAATCATCGTCAACGTCCAACAGAATTTCTAGCGTAAGTATGTAGGCCATGATGTTCTCCTCTACTACTCGGTTAGTATACCCTTCCCTCAGGCATACCGTGAAAGTGCGCTCTCATTGTTGACTCGTCATAGTAGTGACACTTAGGGCATACCTTGATAGCTACCCTACCGATGTCGATCTCGCTATCGTTCTCGTAGTCGTTGGCCGGTACGTCCTTTCCTGTGATGTGCCAAGTCAGTTCATGTCCATCGTTAGGGCAGACCATATCTGTCTCCGTTCCAGGCTCCATTCTGCCCGTCCTCATACCCTCGGGTATATGCCGTAAGCTCAGCTCCTGGTGTAGTGGTTAGTGTAGCTGCTAGCAACACCCGCAGCGCGGTACGCATCTGCTGTCGAGTCGCACCGTACTCTTCTTTCGCAATCTCTACTGCTACTCCGAGTGTCATAGCACTACTCCTTTGCCCACCTCAGGGCCTCTTCTAGTTTCATGTCAAAACTTACGTCATAACCAATGATATAGGAGTCCATATACCTAACTTCCCCAGTCCTTAAGAAGGTAAACCACGCTGAATCAAGCATAAGTCCTTGCCATATCTCGTCAGAGCGTCCGGCAAACAGTGTACTAGGGAAGTTGGTAGTGGGCATCTCTATCTCCTTTATCTCAAGCGTAGTCGGTTGATTTCATCCACCAGCATCAGTTGTATCTGGTCTTTCTAGTTGTCCTGAATAAACTTCAGGGCCTTGTAATCCAGCACTCTAATCCTGTCCATCCCTACTTCTGACAATACGCCGGTAGCAAACTTCTCGTCTTCGGTCAGTTCGGGAGCATCCTCTTCATCTGCCAGTTCTATCATCTCTTCTAACTCGTCCATGTCAGCTCCAGTCCACTTCGATGTCATCGAACAGGCAACCGTAATCACTCAGTTGCAAATCTTCCAACAGGCACAGCATGAGATCTCTTAGGTCAGGATGAGCAGCTTTGGCTGTTCTTTGCAATAGTACAGTACGCCAATGGCGTATGTTTCCAGACATTCTGAGAACAGTCTTGGTACACAGGGGAAGAACAGACCTTGCTTCCTGTGCTGTTGCTCCTGCCCCGACCAAAGCGATGTAGGCTTCCTCTGCTGCTTCTACTGCCTTCCTCCAGGTAGTCAGTATTTCTGGTGTGATGTTACGAAATGTAGGCATTACTACAGATATGCCGTCAAATTTAGCCTGAGCGTAGCAAACGTACCGAGTTGACTCTTGGCTGAAGCTATTCAAGCGGTGCCTTACCAACTCGTTAGCTATTGCTCGGTCTGTCACAATATCCACAGTCAGAGAAGCATGTTCGAGCACGCTCTCGTGCTTACTCTTAATCAACCTTCTGATAAACCCCTCAGGGTCACCTTTAGGTTCCGACAGGTAGCAGATTCGGCCAGCTTCTTCTATCACCTCAAGCATGTTCGGGGTGTATGTAACTATTGTTACGCTAGGTTTTACGATTCGCACTGCGTTCCTCCATCATTCTATCTGCGGTAGCCAAGGCTACTTTAACAGCCGTGCCCAGATGGTCAGCCTTCTCGTGGTAGTTAAAGTTCTCAGCCCAATACACGCTGGATGCCATGCCCTGCATAACTACTCCAGCATACCAATCTCTAAGTTCCATATCCTTGGCTCGTAGAGTATGAACAGTTGTCGAACCTTCAGGTGGTTTAGGTGGCGGTGGAGACATCCTCATGCAGCCATCTCCAATTCTGGTTCCAGCTCCAGAAACAGTTCGTGCTCTTCCTGTAGGAAGTAAATATCATAAGGCTCGGAAATATCTTCCTTCTCTTCCTCGATGACTTCTCCAGCTACCAGCTCGTCGTTGATAGGGTAGTTGGCCTGCATCCACTTCTTGAACTTACAGGCCAGCTCTTCACTAAAACAATGACCAGCTATGAGTTTTCCTAGCTGGTCATTTAGTGCCATCCCTTTCAGGGACTGGCCTACGTACTCTTTGGCATCTTGAATTTCGATGAACAGTGGTGAGTTAGGGTTTAGCGTCTCGGATAGGAATGAATCAACATTGATATAAAGCATTGAACTCCTTAGAAGAATTTAGAGTAGTATTCACGGTCGGAAATATTCGTAGTCGGTGGCATTACCCAGGACGGTCGTAACGTATTTGTTATTTCTCTTTCCTTTGCTGAATGCCGTAGCACCCAGGTTATATATTTGTAGTGAATTACGGACTGAATGTGTCTTGAGGTATCCCGAAAGAAGATACGTACCGCATGCAATGTTGATTCGAGGGTCATAACGATCACACTCCTTTCTTACGCCGGGAAAGTCTTCGGCATGGGCTTTAAAGTCCACTTGGGTGCTACCTTTAGCGCCAGTATGACTTACTGCAAATGGGGAGGCATCTGACTCTCCACTTACGATTCCAACAACCAACTTCAAAGGAACCTTGTACTTGATGCTAGCGTCTATGGTAGCCTCAGCCATGTAGGTAGCCAGTTGTGGCCACAGTTTCGGGTTGGTTTCCATGTAGTAAGCTGACACTTTACGCACTGAGTAGCTTTGCTTCTCTTGAGTACGTTCTTGCTTCGTCTCTACCTCAAGTTTATAGACCTTGTCCGTCTGGTATCCCAGGACTAGCAGGGATATGAACAGTACGGCTCCCATGAAGTAGATGATTCGGAACGGGTTAATCAAATTACGCCTCCTCATTTTCCGCCTTTCTCAGCTCAGCATAGTTCACTTCGATGAGACGCTCGACAATGTTGGACTTGTTCTTGTTGCTGCGCTTGGCGGTTATGTAGTTAAGTTTCTCGATGACTTTTTCGTCAAGGGTGAAGGAACACAGTCGTTTCACTTTAGGCTCCTGGTGCGACATGTCGCACTACGTTCTCATTCGTCAATCTCTTCGCCTTCCCAGATGATCTTCTTGCCACAGTGGTAGCAGTACTTGAAGTTTCTAGCCACAGCGTGACAACAGTTAGGGCAGTGCCAGAATCTACACCACCACTCATCCATATCTGAAGAATCTTCCTTGGTGTTGATTACCACTTGTCGCTTAGTGGTCACTTGATGTCCTCCAAAAAGATACCTTCATCGAACGCTCCACGCTCATGATACTTCTTGTTGCTGGCCATTACGATGTCGGTAAAGGAGATGTCAAATTGAGCAGCGATGGCTTTAACCACCTCGACTACATCGACGCATTCGTCCAGAACCTGTGCCGCACCAACACCTACCGCTCCCTCCAGCTCGTCGGACTCTTCCGTCAGTTTGTCGAGCAGGGCATTCATCAGCATCCCAGGCTTACCTTTGAGCACCGAGTACACAGGGACTCGACCGTCTTGTCGGATCATTCCAGGAATCTTGTCTCTAACTAATTTGTTGTACATTCGTCTCCTTGTGCTCGGTTAGTGGTTTTAAAGGTTCCGTAAGTTAGTATAACCTCTACGTACCCTATGTGTGGTAGCAAGCCATAACCATAAGTAGAGAACGCCTCGCCAGTGTGTATGTCGCGCACCGTGCCGTGTCGGTCACCGGTACTACCTACCATAACGACCTGCCTACCCTGACATAGGTAAACTCGTGCTACGGTTGTGATTTCCATATAGGTCTCCCAGGTTGAAAGGATTATACCACGGTAATCTAATCTTGTCAAGCTAAATATGCAGATGTGAGTAGTTGACTACGGGTCAAGATCCTCAGTGAACTGCAAAGAAGTCTGGTACCCTACTACCTCCCACACTCTACCTTTAAGACGTGGCTCAATCTCAAAGGCACGAGTCCAGAATCGGATTCGTGCTGCGTTTAATCCCAGGTCTTTTGGGACACGGTGAAATACGTCCAGCAGTTCCGCTAACTCCAGACCATCAGCGCCTCCGATCCTGATGAACTCCGGTTTTTTAGGAGGTTCTGCTTTCTTCCACGGCATAAGTTTTGACATGTTCATGGTACGCTCCTTATCCTTTGACGTTGATGATAGGTCTGACATAATGCTTTATCTCAATCATATCCGCCTGTTGACGGATGACCTCGAAAATATCCTTATAGGCCAGAGGAGACTCGTCCAGGGTTTCTGCATCCACCTTGGCAACTATGTCTCCCATAGTCGCCTTGAACTCTTCCAGGTTCAGTAACTGCTGCGCAGCCTTTCGACCCAACACGCGGCCTGCCCCATGTGAACTTGACCACAGAGCCGGAGCATATCCTTTACCTTCCACGATGAAGGAGCCGTACTTCATGTTACCTGGGATGACACCCATCATTCCTGCTTCGGCATGGGTAGCGCCTTTTCTGTGAATCCAAAGACCATCCTTGAGTTCAGCATGGTTGTGGTTGCGGTTGATAAGGTCGCGCCAAGTAACCTCTCCCTGGCAGAACCTTATCATCTGTGACGCCACCTTTCTAACTAACTTAAGGCGATTCTCAAGGGCAAACTCAAGGCAGAAGTTCATGTCCATGAGGTAGTCTCTACCGTTGTCGGAGTCTACCTCAAATCCAAAGTGACCTTCTCGGGCCTTTCCATCACCAGACGCAAGCTTCATGTAGTGCGTAGCAACTGCATGCCCAATACCGCGAGAGCCAGAGTGGATGATAATCCAAACAACCTCTCGCTCATCGTAGCCAATCTCGATGAAGTGGTTTCCACCACCCAAAGATCCTAGCTGGCGCAGTCCGTTCTTCTGGAATATGTCGGCAAGGTAGTCAGATCCAGGAAGTGAGCATCCTTTATCCCATACTGAGTCATGCTGGTTGTGGTTGAAGCCGACTGGTATGTTGTCATAGATACCCTTGAAGATACTCTGCGCCTTGCACTTTACTGTGTACAGCGGGAAGGTGGTAGGTACGGCGCACATCCCGCAGCCAATATCGTAGCCTACAAAGCTAGGATAAATATAGTCTTTTACCGCTACTACAGCACCAATCGGCAGTGTGTACCCTACGTGAACATCGGGCATAAGTGCTCCCTGCACAACAGTATCCAGGAGCATAGCCTCACGAAATTGTTCGAGAGCCTTGGGGTCTACCGTCTCGGAAAATATCCGGTAGGGCTTATCTATTCCATCGAGTAGTTGCATCAGTATTCTCCTCTATGAATTATAAGGTGGCAGTTTGAGCACACAAGGTCGCACTTAGTAATCTCCGCTACTACAGCATCCCACGCATAGGTCATAAGACCTGAGCCAACACCTATTTCTTTTTGTTCTGGATCTCTATGGTGAAAACTAAATACTGCCCCATTTAGTCCATCATATAACAAACCACACCGTAGGCACTGTCCTGTAGTATGATTGGATATAAGTTTTATTTTTAAGCGTTGACTCCTTGCCGTCCTAGCTTTATTTACACTCTTACGGTTTCTAGCAACCCATGCTTTTTTATGTCCATTCTTGTCGGTATATATTCTGTTGTTGTGTCCAGATATGTAACGCCTAGGTCTACCATAGTCATCCATGTTTAGGATCTGTTCTCCACACCCGCAACCACAATCAACCATACAAGCAGACTCTTTTTTCTTATCCCAGTTCCGTTGTTTAATCTCTTTCCTAATAAATGCCACTCATACTCCTCACACAATTATTAACCACCGCTTCCCTTTTACGTTCCGATTATTCCAAGAAAAGGTTTCCCAACAAGAAGCTACCAATGATCCACTGAGCGATAGCACACGACCTGCCACAAATTGCAGAGTGCGGGAGCGTGGTTCAATCTCATTCCTATTGTGGTACGCGAATTCATAGCATACACCTACTGCCAACATGTTACGCAGTTCCGCTGTATCAACGTACGTTCCTACCAAGCTCTTCATAAACTCTCCGATCTGTTCAGCACATTGCGGACCTTGGTAGCGTCCCAGACTCCGAGCCTGCCACCAGCAGTCAACACCCTAGCCTTATTTAGTTCATCAGCAATGCTCTTCAAAGCATAACCTCTCAAGCAGTACTCCGCTATCAAAGGTTTCACCTTCTCGGCAAACTTATCCGCTGACTCTTTCCGTCGAGTATTGCATAACTCTCTACCTATTGAAGCGGATTCTTTCGACAGGTTCTTCGGATTACCCAGCACCACACCACGCGCTCTGGCAGCTTTCAGAGCAGCTAAGGTACGCTCAGAGATCATCTCTCGTTCGCGCTCTGCCAGAGCAGCGTAGATGTGGATGGTGAACTTGTCAGCCTGTGGCATGTTGCAGATCGTGAACTCAAGTCCAGACTTCATCAGAGAGGTTATGAAGTGGACATCTCTCGATAGCCGGTCTAGCTTGGCTATCAGCAACTTAGCACCAGTCTGTCGGCACATAATTATGGCATCATCGAGGAGTGGTCGGTTGTCATTGGTGCCCGACTCTACCTCTTCAAATGCCGTAACAAGCTCACCTGGATTGGATGCTATGTAGTTGGCGATGTCGTACTGTTGTGCCTCTAGTCCCAGACCTGAAACGCCTTGTCTGTTCGTAGATACCCTGATGTAGCTGACGTACTTCATGACTGCCTCCTACTGGTGGGTACAATCCGTTAGCACTTCACCAAACTTAGCCTCTCCTGTCCAGAATACTAATTCTGCGGAGGAGCAGGAAGTTATCAAAGCTTCCTCTTCTGCTCTTCTGCCAAGACATTCCAAGTTCCTCATGATCTCTTCCGGGTTGGTTCCGTTGAGGTCTACTCCCACGGTAAGGGTGTAGGTAAACATCTTCGTAGCCAGACACTTGCACTCAGCAGCCGGAGCTGCTCCTTCGACGGGGTGACCACAGATGGGACAGCCAATTCCTTTACACTCTGCACACATAGCATTCTCCTTTTGGTTAGGGTTGTGGTGCGACATGTCGCACCTGGATTAGTATTCCGAGGGATACAACACGGTCGTAGCTGACCTGTCAGATTCCGTGATGATCCATACCTTAACATCAGTTCCGGCAACTTTAAGGAACTCTCTAGGCATAGAATAAGCAGACACCATTCTTTCTCCGTTAACCATAGCTTCATCGTTCATTTCTTTGTCGAAGGCATCAACGTCACCCCAATCGGCTGCAAGGTGGCGCTTAAGGCTCTTAGTAACAAAATCATGGAACCCGAAGATATCTATCATATCACTGCTGATGTTGAACGTGGTTACTATCTGTCCTGCTGCGAATCTTGACATGGTATCCTCCTGCCTTATGGCCTGTTAAGATATTCCCTTCCCTCTTACTACGTTCTGCTTAGCATGGTTAAGTCTTGCCTTGTAGTGGTGCAGGGTCTGTAGTTGTAGATTAAGTAGCTCCTCCGCATTCCTAATAAGCAATTCCACTCGCGCTATTTCTTCCCTCGCTCTCCACTTATCCCCAGACTTTTTAAGTAGCACGTACCTACAACTAATAGCACAAGCCCCTATGACTTCACAGTGTAGGTCTTTGCGTTTCATGGCTATACCGCCTCAAGAAAGTATGTTAAAGTGTGGGTCGTCTTCTCGGTAGTCGTTTGTTTTAATGTACTTAGTTAAGGTAGTTGGTCCTGCGTGGCGTTCAATTTTTCCACCTGGAAGTACCTCAAAGCCTGGGTATTGTTTCCAACAAAACGTCTTACATAGCCCAATAGCTATCATGTTTCTAAGCTCTCCAGAGGTTAGTCCTTTAGTTTTTATCATGACACTACCCTCCAGGTTGACGAATAAACTCCGCAAGTGGATTGCCTATACTCATCTAAGCTGTAAACCCTTGCTATGTTGCTATTGTAAGTGCGAATACCACCCTTGCAAAACTCCCGAATAGTGCAGCTTTCGAGCCGGAAGGTCTTACACAGACCAACAGCACCAAGATTGTAAATCTCGTCTAGGGTAAGTCCATCAGTCTTCATCATGACACTACCCTCCAGTCCGCCATATCAGCACACCACACAGCAACCTTGTAGTTAGTTAAGGAATCTGTATACCAATCTCCTACTGCTCTTACTCCTCCGTTGTGAAACTCTCGCAGGGTGCAGTCTTGGAACCTAAACGTCTTACATAGCCCAACTGCTCCGAGGTTAAAGATTTCGTCTAGGGTGTACCCTGTCTTTCTCATACGAACCCCCTACCCTCTAGCTTGTAGAGATGCTTATTTCTTCGTTCAGGATTACTGCGCTCGTACTCCTCAAAAGTTCTTTTGACACCTTCCCTATAATCAACCTTTATCTTTCCGTTAGGAAGTAAAACCCAGGCGTGTCCCATGTCGTTATACCTGAACTTTTCTGCAAACCCAACTGCTAGGCAGTTCTTAACTTCGTCCCAACTAAGCCCAACAGTTTTCATAGCACACCCCACGATACAAAGTTAGGCTGGTGGGTAGAATAAGGAAAACATGTCAGGTACTCCTTAATTGTTTTAGGGTCGCAGGCACAACCAACTCCTATAAAGTGGACTACTCCATCCAATATCTCCAGGTGTGGGTCAGCTCTTCTACTGTTACCAGGAATGTCAGCAAAGGTGGACAACCCAACCGCACTTAAATTTGCCAGTTCTGGGAAAGTAAGATTACTTTTCATGGCCAGACCCTTGCAGATTTCTCTAGCTTCGATGTATGTGTGTGGTTTCATGTTACCCCCAAGAAGACCATCTAGTATATTCACTGTCGTAGCGTATCTGCACTACCCTGGCCGGATCAATAACTCTCCTACGCAGAAGGTTGAATGTAACCCCGTCCACATTCTCATACTCAGGAGTGCAGTCTCGTCCAGCAAACCTATCCGTGCCTGCTAGTATCCGATTAAAAGCCTCGCTAAGAAGTAGGCCGCGCGTCTGGTCTAGTTTATCGGAGCAGATTCTTTTGGCATGTTTAAGGGTAACAGGTGTGGTCCTCATAAGGCTCTCCAGACTGGTTGTAATCCAGATATAGGACAACGGTGGAGTAATTCCGAGGAAGAGGCAGAGGAACTTCCTCCATCTGACCTGATTAGTGTTCCGTCGCTAAGCATGTGGTAACTGTTATGATTCTCTGCGAACCTAAACTGAGTAACCAGCCCCACAGAAACGAGGTTGAGCATCTCAACTAACGTAATGTTCTTTGTCTTTAGCATACGGCGCTCCATAGAGGTGCTGGCCCTGATGTAGGACGATCGCGTAAAAAGTCATAGGCAGATAGGTGGCGCTTCTCTCTACAAGAGTCGAGAACGCCACCTTTGGAGTCTATCCAGTAAAAGTTACTGTTCGTTGAGTAGTGGAACTTTTCAACCAATCCCACTGACACAAGATTCAGCATCTCAACTAACGTAATGTCCTTTGTCTTTAGCACGACAACCTCCTATTCATCTTGTAGTATCAGCATCGCCGCATTGACAAAGCCCTTCAAGTATTGTCCGTCACATGTAGAGCTGTCAGAAGACAAGTCCAGCAGCCTTTTAAGCACCTTCTGCTTTAATGGCAGACCCTTACCCTCTTTCTTTTTAATAATCGTTCCTGGGGCATCCTCAGGCTCCTGAGTAGCCAGTACAACAGGTTCCGACGCTACTTCTACAGGTGGTGCGACATGTCGCACTGAACAAGCAGGGCAGAGCCACTTCTTACTGCCTTCTTTCCTTCGAGTAGCATTGGAATCTGCCGGTATGAAGGACTGCGCACGGCTTATCATGTCGTTCTCGCCAAGTGACAACCGCTGGAAACCTTTTACGACACTTTCACACGCCTCTCCTGAGCAGGGAACCTCTCTCTCTATGTAGTAGCCTCGACCGTCTTGCTTGACCGGGAAGCCGCTCCATTCGGTGACCTGAACTTTACCTATTCTGGATTCTCTGGCACGCTCGATGAGGTGTTTCATCTGCACGCCGAACTCTTCCATTGTCAGATCGGAGCTTTCAGCGATGAACAGTTTCTTGAAGAAGTTGTACCGCCGAGTAGCGTCAGCAATCTCTTCGTGCTGAACGTCGCGGTACGTGTCGCCTACTAAACGGTAGGCCAGTAGTTTAGTCACTCCCTGGCCTGCCGTAAGCAGCACGTCTTGGATGTCGTCAGCGTTGACATCCGGTGGAACATCGAACATATACATGTTGCCTTGCTGGTCAATCAGTTTTCTTCCTAGATAACGTGGCATTTCTGTACCCTCCCATAGATTGAGTTGGTTCATACTCTACCTCCTACTTAGTGGAAGGTCAAGACTTAACGCATAAATAGTCTGGCTTTACCCGCTCGTAACCAAAAACTATCTGATGTTGAACGTCGAGCAACTCTTCATAGATGCGGTGAATTTCCTCTGCCTGATCCGGTGTACAGGGCAGGTGCGCTTCGATACTCTTGATAGTCGCAGACATACAACTCAGGGTTAGTTGCTGGCGATAAACAGTCATAATTACTCCTCCTAAAGTCCCGCTAGCGTTCCCTTAGCCTCAGCTATACAGGCTCGGAGCTTGTCGTTGTTGTTAAGAGCTGGATACATCTCACGGATGCGAGAGATCTTCTCCAGTGACCCGCTCAACTTGTTGTTCTCTTCTTCTTGCAGCATAGCGTCAGCGTTCCTGAACTCATCCAGGTGAGCCATCACTGAGGAGCCGTTGCAGACAGCCGTTACTGCGTCGAGTGAGTCCTTGAGTTTCTGACACTTGTAGCGACACACAGATAGTTCCGCACGAGTAGCTAATAATTCCTCATAAAGCTGGTCAAGCATCTGGTAGTTTCCGCTTAGGATGAACTCTCGTCTTTTCATGGCGTCTCCTTCGATTAGTTCAAGGCTGTCCGACAATGCTTGCAAATCGTTGCTTCCAGCGGGACAAACTCTGTACATGCGGGGCATTTCTTACCGGACTGATTGCTTACCAGCAGAACACACGGTAGTGCCACGATGAACAGCATCCACCCGAAGAACCACCAGCCTACGAAGCTTCTACCTTTACTCTGTGCGATTGCGCCTGTGATGAGTCCAAGAATTGCTGCGAAAAATAGAATTTCCATTTGTGTTCTCCTTTTCTAGGTTGAGGGTTAGTATCGTTCCGTTAGAATAGTTTACCAAGTGGGTAGTACGCCCAACTCTTTGTCTGTGGTTTTAAAGCTATCAATTCGTCTGCGGACAGTTCTCTCGGTAGGGGATGTTGGTAGTCGAAGACAACTTGCTGCCCACCCATGCCGTAATAGGTATAACTACCATGCCTACGTCCTCCATAAAACTTGCCATAGGGTTCCTTGACTTCAGCCATCTCAGGACTCCTTCTTTGGGCACGAACCGGCACCGTCCAGGCACTTCTTCTTGAGCAGCAGACATTTCCCGTAAGCGTTCTTGTTGTCACATTTTGGCATGATTATCTCCTTAGTAGATTGGAATCTTGGATTGTATACATGGTTCTCAGTATCGCTTCGCATTGTTCAAACCTGAGTCCTGTTGAGTATTGGATAGCCGATGGAGATGATCCGTCGCATACCTGCATGAGGGCATTGGATACCTCGGTGTAGGTTGGTAGTCCGAGGTTGAACAGTTGATTGTTTATACTACTCATCTTTTGCCAATCAGAAAGTCCCATAATAGCCTCCTAGAGTATTTGTAAATTATAATAACATACATATAAGATTTGTCTTGACAGAACTAGGAATCCGTGGTAAAATAGAACCTGTTCTGCCGGAAAAACCTAATAGGGAATTATGCCCCAACTCGGTTAGGGAATGCAGCTTCGTATTGCTGTACCCAGCCAGGATGTCCTATCCCATCATCCACAACTCCTCCCCATGCTAGACCTGCGTAGGGGTTAACGTAATCCTGTATCCGTACCCTCCTTGCTGGTACTGGTGTTGGTAGCACATAGCCGTAATCCTCCACAATGTTACTACCCCACGTAGGTTCCCTCCTACGCTTCCCAAAGCCAAAGTCCCTGCTGGCATTCCAGATCATCCTACTGTCTTCTTCCATCCACTTCCACTGTTCCCACATCTCTTTCATATCGCCACGGATACGACCATCAGTAGTCTGCACCACTTGACCTTCCTCGTACCGATAGGCGACAGATTCGTTGTTTAGTTTTATCTCTCTTACCATGCCCACTGCCAGCATATTCAGTGCTTCACTAAGTTTCATTTCACTACCCTCCAGCCCAGAGCACATCCCTGTAGCCACTCTTTCAGCATATATTCCGGGCTTCCCCTCCACTCATCAGAGTACTCAATATCTTCCTCTTTATCGTAGTAGCTCTCCCCAACAATCCTACCGCCTCGGTATATGTAGTTAAAAGATTCCTTCTGGAACTTGATCTTCTCGGCATACCCTACCACCAGCATATTCAGAGCAGCACCTACATGTAGGTTCTTTGTCTTTATCACTCGTAGCTCCTTACAGTGTTAGAGAATACAACTTGCCACAGTTTTATACTGCTGGTATAAACCCAATCTTCAATGAATTCTTCCGGTGACCCTTGTGGTTCATCGTCGGTGCTTTCATCTATCCAGTCTCCGTAGTCGTCTTCGTACTGATTTTCATCTTCGTGGCCTTGTTTAATTATCTCCTTCGTGTACTTATCATAGTGGTAGTAGTCTCCCTCATACGTATGGTGTATTTCGCAGGTCAGCCCCAAGACCAGAGCATTTACCGCAGCAGCTACGTCCATGTTCTGTATTCTTGTCATGACTATCTCCCTAGTCGTCGTCAAGTAGCTCTTCCATGCCACACTCTGTGCATACGAGAGTCACCGTAGTTTCGTTTGCCCGAGAGTTGTAGTCACGATTTTCTGTTATCTCAGTACACCCGCACCGGTTACAGGTTAAGCTGAAGTGTGTCATGGCACCCTCCTAGTGCGACATGTCGCACCTATTCAATAAGCTCGTAGGTAAACTCCCAGGCGTTTAGGTTGTGTGGCTGGCGCATAGATGCGGCATAACTACCCAAAGCCTGCCCGTACACTCCGCACTGAACCCTTAATTCCAGTCCTCCACCTCCTGATACTTCCAGCCAGGGATACCCACTGCCTCGGGAAAACTTACGGCATAATCCTACACTAGCAAGATTCATAATCTCGTTGAAGTCCCTGGTTGTACCTACGTTGCCTGACATCACAGCACCAGATTGCAGACGGGAGTGGAGTTGGCAGAGTACATGTCGATGGTTCTGTTTCCACCGTAGCCGAACACCAGCTCACCAGCATGTAAGGACATAAGAGCGTCCCCAATCTGATCCGCCATGAAATACGTACCCTTTAGTTCTTTACCGGTCTTTTCCAGTATCTCCAGGCTGCTCAGAAAGTCGATAGCTTTATTTGCAACGTCCTTCTCAGTGATGCCGGTCACGGCAACCAGAACGTCACCGAGTCGCTTGCCCTTAATCACCACGTAGAAGTCGTCGTCGGTGTCAATCTCAATCATGTAGGTCAGCATTGGTAGTTCTCCTAAAAAGTCACTTCGAGCATCTTCCTCGTCTCGATATCGTCTTTAAACTCTGGCAACATGAAGTCCTCAAACGTCCCCGTCTTTGTGTTGAAACAGTACCAGCCGGGAGCATCCACACAGACGTGAACGGTAATATTCTTAAACATCTGCTTACCGACAGGTATGATCTTAGCCTTAGGTCCGTGGTTGTGGCCGAAGACTTGGTTGAACCTTCGGTCAACCTTCTCCTTCCTATAGTCCAGCCAGAAGATGCCACCAAACTGATGCCACCCTCCCCTACAACTGCCTATGTTAAAGATAGGTGGAAGTGTCTCAGGTACGGACGGTAAACTAACATACCAGAACAACTCAGAGTTTAGGTACTCATCGACATCATGCAGGGTATCAAAGTCTTTTATCAGCCACGGATGCGCCCCAGCGTGGGTCAGAAGATAATCATCACGAACCAGTGAGGCTTGAAGTTTGTACTTGTGTTGCTCCATCAGCCCAACAAACTTCTCATTGTAGCGCATTCCGCTGCATTTCATTTCCCTGTGTGTATTGTTCAGGTACTGGAGGTCATGGTTGCCCATGAGCAGTTCAGCCCCTGACTCGAAGGCAAGGGTAGCAGCACGCAGCATCTCAGAATCTGTAGCATGGTAGCTGTCGAAGAAGTCGCCCAAGATGCCGTGCTCAACATCAGGTCGATAGTTGAGGAAGGCTTCGAGCTTCGGGTAGTTTCCGTGTATGTCGCTTATTACAATCATTAAGACTCCAGTATGTAGAAGGTGGTTTCACCGACTTTCCAGCACGAAAAATAGTTACTAACGGATTCTCTATTTGAAACTTCGCTTCTAGCCATCAGCGTGGGGTTACGATAATCAATCAACCAGGGGTCGCACGCTGTCGCTTTAAACTTCCGGCACAGACCTACTGCGATGAGGTTCTGCATCACTTCAGGATTTCTAGTTGAGGTTATCATTCTGTACTCACTATGTGGAAGGTAGTGTCGTCTTCGCCCCAGGATCTGAAGTAATGACTAACCGAGTTACGTTCAGATTTACGCCTCATGGTTTCTCGGTCTCTCCTGTCAATAATCCAGGGGTCGCAAATGTTAGCACGGAAAGAAGTGCATAACCCCACTGCAATGAGATTCTTAAGGATTGCCGGACTTCTCGTCTGGGTTATCATACAGCCTCCTAGTGCGACATGTCGCACCTACCTCAAGTTTACCACAACATTCTTCTTCGCGGCTTTAGCCACCACGATACCCGCAGTAACCGCCGCCGCTTCTGCCAAGGTAGGCTTGGTCTTCACCAGCCCAGGTATGACCTTCATAGGAGCAGCATTTTTCTTCGCCTCAGAGATGCGATACAGCCTGTCCTGTTCCTTCTCGTACGCCTTGACAAAAGCGTCGAAGTCAGCATCCTTCATCTTGATGTAGAGTTCTCGCTTTCTTACGTGCGAGATGATCTCCAGGAACGAAGAACGATAGAGGTTGATTGCAGGCACCAGAACTTCGAAGCCATAGACCTCTTTGTAGACGGCTACTTCAACCCGGAGTGCCCTTTGCAGCATGATGGTGGAGTTGATTTCTGTCTTGATGATAGGCTCAGTTTTCATGGCTCTTCTCCTTGGTTGATGTTGGCTAGAAAACAATTTTCCAGTTGCGGTCTTCGTCACGTAGTGCCGGTGCTCCACCTTTTACGGCTTCTTCGTAGGTCTGCGAATAGGTAAGACCTCTTGAGTTGTCATAGTCAATGTACATACGCTCACCTTTAAGAGCAAAATACACGCTACCTTGAGTATGGTAATTGAACCCCTTAGACCCAAGGACTAGGTGCAGGTTAGCGGCTTCTTTGAAGTTCAGGTCTGTAGTTTTCATACTAAGACTCTCCAGCGTCGGTAGCTATCTTTGGTAATGTCGTGGCACCGCTTGCATATTTCTGCCAAGGTTCCACAGTTTTCACTACCAGAATACAAGCACCCATTGTTTATCTTATACCTGGAGTCATACGGTCCGTGCAACATCTTAGAACCGGGTAGGACGCTGTGGATGTTACACGCCTCAGCAAAGGTCAAGTCCGTAAGTTTCACAGCTCTACCTCCCACTCTCTGTAGGTGTCGTTCATGCAGCCTCTATTGTTCTCGATAACATCAAGCGTATTTCCATGAGTATACCCGACATCACCATACCTAGTTAGGTCACAAAATTTACCGTTAGATAATATGTACTTATAGGCGTGTCCCCCAAACCTCAGGCTCTTCCCACCCATAACCAAGAACACATTTACCGCCTCCAAGTAGGTCAGGCCAGTGGTTTTCACAGCTCAACCTCCCACTTACGATAGGTGTCTTTTGTAAGTCCGGGATTGTTGCGAAGGACGGTTAATATGTCACCATGTACGTACCCATCTGCACTACCGCCATTACTTCCGAAAGAGCAGAAGTTTCCGTCGCGCACCGTAAATCTGGAATACGGGTACTTAGAGTCTACTATGCTCTTCCCTCCCATAACCAAGAACACATTTATCGCTTCCAGATAGGTCAAGCCAGATCTCTTCATGCTTCCCCCTTAGCTCTACTTAGATTACTTCGGCCTAGCTTTTCGCACCGAACCCATAGGGCCTTGTAGTTTGGTGCGGCAGTATTGCCGCACCGGTTGTTATGCTACTTCTGCCACCACTACATCAGGAGGAGCTACCTCCAGCTTAGCAGTAGCGATTTCGTCCAATACATCATCGGCGGCATCTTCCTCGATGAGTTTGGTCTTGTAGCAGGGATTAGGTGTCCCCTTCCGTTCCGCTACACCATCTGCGGTCAACGAGGGGGAACCTTTTCTGCCCCAGGAAGGGCTGAGCACTTCGCCAGCCACTTCCAGCGAGTCAGGGTTTTCCTCGAACTTGTCCAGGAAAGCCTGGAGCAGGAACACTACCGCTTTGCCACCAGCCGGGATTACTCCGCCTACTGCGTCCGGGTTGTTAGCGATGAGGTTGGACAGGTCAATCGTCGTGCCTTTTTCCGCCTTCAATGCGACTTTCTTCATTTGTACTTCCTCCGTAGTGTGCTGCGTTGTGGTGCGACAAGTCGCACCGGTTAGGATGTAGAAACCCTCGTAATAACTAGGTACACTGAGCCACATTCGTGATACCACCTCCTCTTAGTTGGTTAGGATCACCGCCACCCTACCGGCAACTTGTTCCTGGCTTTGTAGCCACGTTCCATGTCCTCTACTGCGAAGGTAGGAGTGAGCTTCCCGTTGTCAGTAAAGAACCAGAACTCGCAGAACTTTCTGGATACCTCTCTCTCCTTAGTTTTCTTCCACCACAGGAAGCCTGTAGTAACGTCTACTACGGCAGAGAACTCCCAGTTCAGGGGGCTGGTTCCGGTATGCACCATGCTTCTGAAGTTGGTAATTTTCATACGAACACCTCATTCTCAGTATCCATCGTAGGAATCATCAGAGGCGTAACATTTCCCGCCCCGATGATCTCGTCCCAGACCTTAGTGAAGCAATCATCAGAGCCAAATCCGTGGTTATAGTAGTAGACATAGGATGTTTCCAAGTCTTCCAGCAGAGCCAACAGGTCGCCGCACTCAGGCTCACCAAAGATTATCGGAAGCAGAAGGTCAAGGTTCATAGCCTTGACCAGAGCCGATTCCACTTCCGACTTAAGGCCCCGGAGCTTCATGATGGCGATGCAGTAGCTGCTTATGTCTTTGACCGGCAACTTGCTTGCTTCCAGCTTGTCCTGATTGATAGTCCCACCAGCATTGACCAAGGGGATTACCTTGGCCGGGAGGTTGGTCGTAGCAGTTGTCTTCTTGGTGTAACCATCATCAGCCCAATCATCCCACTGATTGCCGTACATTCCGCCGCCCCAATACTTCGAGGAGAAGCCATGACCACGCTTATAGTTCGGTTTAGCTAGTGGAAAGAGCGCACCGACCGGATCTTGAAGCATGTCGATTACACGGTTGATGGTGAGGTACATCTCGTCAATGTGCAGGACCTCAGACGCTGAGTGCTGCCGGTAGTAGCCGATGGACAAGTTGACGGACGGAATCAGCAGCTCGTCAGACAGGTCAGATATGTCAGAGTAGGAGCCGTGACTCTCTTTGAAGCCGAAGCACTCTACGTACTGCTTGCACTCCTTGGGCAATGAGAGGGAGTAGAACACGTAGTCGTTACAGCCCTGTCGGTCGAGTTCCAGGAACATGTGGATGTGGTCACTGACCAGTGCCTTATCCGACAACAGTTTGCTGACTCCCCTGCCCCCGCTTTCTTCGTAGTTGGTGAAGATTACTGTCGGAAGTGGGATGCCATTTTTAACGCAATGCTCGACAACTTCGAGGATACCGAACACTCCGGCCCTATCGTCGGCACCAAGCACGCCGGTAGTGTTCCAAATCAGGTTTCTGTACTGAACAATGTTGACCGCATCAGTCCTTCTGACGGTATCCATGTGGGCAACCAGGGCCATCGTATTAGGACCAGTGGCCACGATGTAGTTATCGTGGTCGGTGACGATTTCCGGGTAGTGTTTCAGAAGCTCACCTTTGAGGTACTCGATGAGTGCCTTATCCTCCATCTCCAAGACTGCTAGTAACTTTTCCACGATTTCTCCTTTATAGGTGGAGCGGTGCGACATGTCGCACCGCTCGTTAGCGTAGCAGGTTGGGTTGATGGCTAGAGGATACTCGCCGCCAACTGGATGCCATACTCGTCAGCTACAACGAGGTCGGCTGAGAACCCCTGCACAGTTGCAGAGATGGTAGGCATCTTCTTACGTGCCACCTTCGGCTTAGCGACAGGAGCTGCTACCCGCAAGTCCATGTCAGCAATCACCACGAAGCGGGTCTTGCCGCTGCCGGAACAGTGGTAGAAGAACTTCCCGCCCTGAGTAATAACCTCAGCAACCGTCACCGTGGAGCCGCTATCGAACGTATGGACAGACGAGTCCGCTACGATTCGGACCGTATCGCCCACCTCGAAGTAGGGAATCAGACCAGCTTCCCTATCCGCGTCCAGTTTGACCCTACGCTTGTGCTCGACAACCTGAACACGAGTCTCGTGGAAGGTCAGGAACTCCTTGTGGTAGGTAGCCTGTTGCTTGTCAGACACCCGAATAGTGTCAGTCAGGCACCCCGAACAAGTCACCTTTGCTCCGTAGAGCAGCAGATCCTTGATGTGGAAGGTCTCAGAACAGTCACCACAAACATCGTAGTTGACCGAGCAAGGCAGGCACATGGAGTGCTTACCAACGGTTTCCAGCTCGGTGCAATACTTGCCACAGTCGGGGCAGTGCTGATAGTTGGTGATGCAACCATCACAGACCCAACCAGACTTGCCCCGCTCCTTGACGATCTCGTGGATGCCAGAAGCGAAGTGCTTGCGGCAGTCGGCACACTCGTGAACGCTCATCAGGTCAGCATGAGCCTTGCACCACGTCGCGTCGATGTTCTCAACCGTGACGAAGGTGGTATCGGTAGAGCGGTGATGAACCCCGCAACCGTCGCAGTAGGTGTACCGAGAGGTAGAACAGCCGTGGCAAACACACTTGCCATTGTCCACATGAACTCCCTCCTCTCCAGTGTCCCTACGAACCTTGATATGGCACTCCTGGCACTCCCAGAAGATCTCGTTGAAGCAATCCCGGCAGAAGTATTCGTCTCCTACAGAATGCTCTCTACCACTGGAGATGATTTCCTCGCACTCTGAGCAGCAATACTCTCTCGCCTTCTCCGCGCAACAGATGCAGCAGCCAGCAGAGGTGTAGTTGGTCTCGTCACCGCAGCGGAGACAGATAGCCTCACCGAACTCCAGAGGGGTAGTAAGACCGTTCGACGCCAGATTGTCTGGAGACGAGTGAAGAGACTTCGGATAGGAGATGTCAAACGCATAGTTGTCGAGGTAGACTACGCCCCGAGACTTGACGTTATCCAGGCCCCGAGCGTGGTGCATAGAATCATACCCACCAGCCGGGATACCGTGCTTAGCAGCAAGCAGCGGTTCCATGTAGCCACGGATGATAGAACGCTCACGGTTCGTGAAGGTTCCGTAGGACTTGGGCTGGATGATGTAGGGGCCGTTGGAATAAATCCAACTGCGCCCCTCTTTGTAATCAGGACGGGCAATGCTGCTCTTGTAGGCCAGCAGGGTTATGTCGTCCAGCAGGTACGCAATGTTCCCGTTGAAGTGGCAACCCGAAGTCGAGTAGCAGCTCGTGTAGCTGCTGTACTTGCCGCCAGCCGATGAGGTGAAAAAGTCAAAGAGGGTGGTCGATAAAGTAACCATCGAGTCCTTCTTGAGGCTGACCAGCTCCCCGAACTGCGGCACGATAGCAGCCGGATTCTTGACCTTCAGGCGCTTGACAAACTCGTCAATGATGGCCTGATCCATCGTCGGCATCTGCTTAGCCAGCCAGCGGGTGATCTTGACAGACTGCTTGGCACCTTCCGGCATGAGCATGCCTGAGGTAAACTCAATGCCGGTGGTTTCGACGGTGTACTCGTTGTGGCAGATGTACCGAGTTTCGCCAGACTCCTTGTTACGAATCTTCCACTCGTAGCCGTCCTGTGGGTAGGCTTGGATGATGTCGCAGCGGGTTCCCTCTCTCCAGCCGGAACGGTTAATCTTGGCATTGAGTATGATGATAGAACCTACCGCAGCCGGTACAGCCTGCGGAACCCACCCCGGAATCTTATCGAATAGGGGAGCAACCCACGGATTGAGAGCATGGAACTCATGCTCTTCCTGCGTTACGGGGAGAGAGATCTTGCCCTCATCACCCAAGTTGTACAGCTCACGGAGGCCAGCTTTAGCCTCCAGCGACTGTTCCATTACCTGCTGAAGATACTGCACCGGGATGCCCTGGCCTGCGAGGAACCTGCGAGTTTTCTTGAACATTTGTTATCTCCCTTTTGGTTGTTGGTGCGACATGTCGCACTGGTTAAGTAAGCAGTTGTGAGTAGTTGAAGTTACAAGTAGGCGTTCCATCTGACATGCCATGTTTTAATGGCGTATTTAGGCGTCACAGTCTCTGCATCGAATTCCCAAACCTCGTCCCATCCTAAAGGTTTAACAGGCAATAGCTTTCCTCTATGAAATACATAGTGGTACGCATCATAATTATACTTAATACGCTTCGCTACTCCCGTAACAATCATGTTTACGGCTTCTTCTGTGGACAGGTCGGTTAGTTTCATAGTAGGTTCCACCTGTACGAGCTAGATGTCCAGAAGCCAGTGAACGCTGCGTGTAGCTCTTCAACATGTTCCGTAGTAGGATAGTCACCACGCCGGTACCTTATCTGACCATTCTGGACCACATAGACTCCGCTAGTGTCACCAACATAGGAAAACTCAGTTGCTACCCCACATACTAGAGCGTTATACAGCTCCTGGTTGGTAAGATTTTTAGTATTCATATCTTCTCCCAAGGTAGACGGTTAGACACTACCCAGTCTCGGGAACTTATTGAGTAGCTTAGCAGAGACTTCAGGGGCGCATCTCTTAGAGTATAATCCGGGTCGTGCTTGGAACAACTCTGCGTACCTCCTGTAGCCTCATCATTACAGTACCACCGAGTCCGAGTACCCCACGATAGCCACGGAAACATTCCGCACATGACTAAGTTGATCGCTTCAGCTCCAGAGATATTTTCTATCTTCATAACTACCCCCACGACAAATCATCTGCGACTTCCCAGTTATGCCTACCCCCACCTCGCGTTATTAACTCAGCAAAGGGATAGCCCTGTTCCTTGCTGTCAGGGTAGATATACTTATCAGTCTCAACGTGATCGCCGTTCTCCCTGTCCAGGCCAAACCAGTAATCCTTAGTCCCCCAGCTAGCCCACTTAAACATCCCGCAGGCAACCATGTTTACGGCTTCTTCCGCAGTAAGGTTTTTCGTCTTCATTCCTTAACCTCCAGCAGGTTCCATCGGTAGTCTGGGTTAGTCAGAGTCCACCTACGGGCGAAAATGAGCGGTAACATCTTGCACTCGTTGCCTCTATACCCGCCCTCACTAAAAATGTCCTGGTAGTAAATATCCCCGTCGCGGATAAAATATTGAGTGGTATGTTGATCCTGCATGGGTATATCTGGCTGAAAGAAAGTGCACCTATCAGCTACCCCACACACAAGCGCATTTATCATTTCCGCCGTTGTCAGATTAGTGGTTTTCATAGCTACCCCTTCTTTTTATAAACCTTCCATCTGGCAGTAGGATAGTGTCTGTGGTCGTGAGCGTTTTTGGTGGTGATGTTGGCGTACCTCATGCAAAACTTATCATCGCAGGAGGTGTATACCGATAAGTTTCCGTCACTACTAGCGAAGTAGTAAGTAGCTATTCCAATCATCTGGACATAATCACAAACCCCAACTTCGAGCATGTTCATGGCTTCTGCTGTTCCCATCCAACTATCGGTCATACACAATCCAATCCCGGTCAGGGTACTTTGAGGGCAAGTTGGCAGTTTTTGTGGTGGTATTGTTGGTGTGTCTGATCTCTCCAGTTTCCTTCAATCTCCACACCATAGTCTTGCCTTTCCCCTCAAACGAGCAGTACATCCTATTCCCAGGGAAAGTAAGGTGCTTCGCAAGACCAACCTCGATCATGTTCATCGCTACTTCCGTAGTCATTATAGCCTCCTTGGTGCGACATGTCGCACTTACCAGCCACTCCACCTTGGGTACATCCCGCTCCAAACATCAAAGGCTTTCTCCAGCGTTCCATAACTATTCCCATCTCGGCTTGCACGGAGGTGCTTCCCGTCCCAGGTGTAGTGCTGTTCCTCTGTTCCGTACCGGACTGACGTTATCACTCCACACTTGAGGGCATTACACGCCGCCTCTGAGGACATATTTTTGAATTTCATATGGAGCCGCTCCATTTGTTTCCGTACCTGTCTGTTAGTTCCGACCACACCTTCAGCATGTACTTAAGGCTTCCTCGATCCTGCGCTCTATCCATATCCCACACGCAGCCGTCTTTTAAGCTGTAGAACCTATCCTCCGTGTCCCAACAAATCTCCCTAACTACCCCAGTGGCAAGAGCATTGAGCGCCTCAGCCGTTGACATATGCTTGAACATGATAGTCACCTCTTATCTGGATCGTCCGAGACGTGCCACTCGGCACCAGCCCAATCTGAAAAGTCCTTCTTGGTCATGAAATAGGTGCCGGTGCATACTGTAGGGTTACTGTATGGGTGGAACGTCAGCACTCCCTTTCGCACCTGACAGTAATGTGCCTCATCCCAGTAGGTCAGCTTATCTATCAACCCACAGGCCAGCATGTTGAAACCCTCTTCGGTTGTTAGAGTTTTGGCCATACTAGCCCCCGATAACGTAGGTGTAGTGTTCCAATGACAAAGAGTAGGCGGTAACGGCTAAGGTAGCCAGGATGAAGCCTACCATTATGTTGACCAGGAGTTTAGAGTTGAGGTCGTAATCGTGATTTTCAACCTTCTTGAATGGCATGGCTACATCCCCCAGATGTTGTGAACCTCAAGAGAAGTGAACGACGCACCTTCCTTGCTGTGGCAGTTATACACATAGAACTCGATGTTGCCGCTTTCCGATTCCTCGGGGCAGAAGTCGAGTATAGCCGCAGGACAGTGAGCGATTCTGGTTTTCATGGTGGACAGTTTTCTTATGAACATGGATTCCCCTTTATTGGTTGAGCCATCCCTCTCGGAGCATCTGAGGGCTTGGCCAGCTCTCTTTTGTGTTGAACATCTGGTCTTGTATGTCGGTAGGGAACTCAGTAAACATACCCTGATACTCCCAGACCTCGACTTCATCTTCTCCTACTCGGCATAAGCACTTGTGTGAGACTGCGTACACTTTTTCATCAGTTCCAGGTATTCCTACTACTAATATTAGATGTTTCATTTTCCTGCCTCCTCGGTGCGACATGTCGCACTACAAGTTGAAGGTATGAGCTATGTTAGACCAAAAGCTGTGGCCTTGTGGGGGCATCATCCCAGATGAAACAACTGCTTAAATTAGAATTAGGTTCAAATTGTGGGAGATGCGGTGCTTCGTACCTCAAGTACCTTCCCGCAGATGGCAGTATCTCTTCCACCTTATTACACAGAGTTTCATATCCTCGTGGAAATTTCATAACTACTCCCTGATCGCTACATCGAAGTATCTGCCGCACAACAAGCACACCACATCTTCTTCTATGCTTGTAGGGGAGTGGGCATTCTCTGTCGTGACTCCGTTCTCGATGGAGGTGTACGTCAAGATGCGCTGCTGTATCGCTATAGTTCCTTCGCAATCCGGGCACTTGTCTGTTGTCATTTTTCTTCCTCCTAGTTGGGTATCTAAGGCTCCACCTTCTCCAGCTTAGCTAGATAGGCTTTTCCTTTAGCGGTGATGGTAGCTTCGTAGTGGTATCTTCCTTCCGCCAGCCCTCGGTGCATAAGCGCATGAATAGCGTTTGCCATACCGACAGGATAGTCAGCCTGAGTTACTCCTTCGGACAAAGCCAGAAGTCTCATTATTAGTCGCGGGTCCATGTTGCCTCCTATGTGGCTCCAGATTACTTGCGTCGGCCTAGCACTTCGCACCGAACCCTGAGGGCTTGCTGGTTTGAGGTGCGACATGTCGCACCTATTTGTCGTTGCCTTTCGGCTAGAACTTTTTCATGGCATTCTCCTTGATCTCTTTACATTTGCAGGATGGGCAGGGCTTCTGGCAGTTGCAAGCGTTCAAAAACAGTTCGTAAGCGGTAACACCGTTAGTCTCACCTATTGGGGTATAGATTCTCGGTATCATCACTTCTTCGCTTTGCAACAGGTGCAACGCTTCTCGGTCTTGTCCTTGCGGTCAATGACGTTGAAGACGCGCATGTTCTTGCCATAGAGTGAGTCTTGTCCTGGGTTGGCACAGGTACACGGCATGATTACGGGTTCGGCCATTTCGCTCTCCTTTCAGATGCGGCGACGGATAACGTCGCCGGTTCGTGACGCCTTCTTCGGGTCAGAGATGGGGTTGGTTGAGATGACCAGACGGGGCTTGTCTGCGTTGGCTAGTCCTTTGGTCAGGAAGGATATGCCTTGCCCAGATAAAGTGACGTGTTCGTGACAGCCCCAGATCATCATTCCGTAGCTCCTTGTGGTTAGTTATGCAGTTATGAATATTTCCGTTTGCAGAAGATACTCAAGGGCATCCATAGCGTCATTGATTCCGCCGATCCTGCCGTCGCACTCGATCACTTCGCCGTAGTTTTCGAGGAGAAGTGCAGAAGCTCGGTCTGCCTTGGTAGCGTTGATGTCGTTCTTGTACTCCAAAAGAACATTTTCCAGCAGCTCGATTACTTTCTTCCGTTTCATTTGATCTCCCTTGGTTGGTGCGACATGTCGCACTTACTGCTTCTTTCCCACGAGTGCTTCCAGGTCGTTGAGAATCTCGTTCACCAAGAAGTTGACGTTAGCGTCGTTTGTGAAGGCCAGGATGGTTGCTACTTTGCTTGCTACTGAATCGAGGCTTGCCATGTTGATCTCCTTTGTTGCGACATGCCGCAGTTGTTATATGGAACGCAACACCACAAAATCGTTACCGGTGATTTCCTTCAGGGTTTCTGCCACAGTTTTTTTACCTGCTGCCCGTTTCGCCGCAATCATTTCGTCGTACATAGGGATAAACTTCTCAGCGGTACTGGCATACCTGCTGTAGGGAATCTCCTCACGCTTTCTGACCACAAGGAGGCATTTGTCCCTAGCCACTATGAGTTCGTCCAAGTTAAACCACTTTTTAGCGTAATACGGTGACTCGATCATAGGTTCTCCTTAGTTGTTCCAGCAATCTATCGAAGACCCGACCCTATGCGAACAGGAAAGGGGGATAACCTGTATACACCAGACCGGATATTCGATACATTTCTGGAATAACTTGAGGGGGCTTGCGCCCCCTCGTTGTTGAGGTTATACCAGCGGTACTACCGGCAGCGCCCCGATCAGGCGGTACTCGTTGCCACCTTTGGAGGTAGCAATCCGACCGTTCAGCTCGGCCAGCGGCTTGGTGCGGAATTTCCGTCCGTCCGGGGTGTTGGCGTGGTTGTACACGCGGCCTTTTGCTACGGTACCGGCGGGGGTTACTTCCAGAACTGCATTGTTGATGTAAACGCTCATGGCGTCTCCTTTTACCAGCTCGACCTATGGGTCATGGCTTGGCGGTTGATGCTGTCCTTACTACTCAATGTGAGAGTGGCCGAAGAGGTCAGTGCTTCACGCGAGAATCACTCCAAACTACGCGGTACTTCTTGCCGTTGGAGGCTGTGATAAGATTCCCGTTTATATGTTCTGCTCTGACAGTGCGCAGGCTACGAGTTCCATCGTACGAGACGGTTCCCTTCACAACGACGCTACCAGCGAGGGTTTTAGAAACCCAGGCGTTTTGCAAATTAATCATTACGTCGAACTCCTATTACCTGGGTCCCATAAAGGACCTCGCGGCGGTTGAGGTTGGCTTGAGGAGGGCTTACGCCCTCCTACGGTGTGCCGAAGTTGATGTTAGTTGAAGGGGACAGCCGGAACGTCACCGATTACGGTGTAGGACGCTTTTCCGGTGGTGAAGACCTTACCAGAGATGCTCTGGATGGCGCGGGTCTTGAACTTGGCACCATCAGCGGTGCCGTCTTTGCCGTATACTTTGCCACGAGCGCAAAGCTGGCCATTGTCGTTGCGGAAGAATGAAGCCTGGAAGAGATAACGCATTTGAAACTCCTTTTACCTGCTCACCCTATGGGGCGAGTCGAGGCGGGTTGGTTGATTGTGGGAGGGACGGGTTGAAGTGGCCGAAGATACTAGAATGGGAGCAATCACCGCCTTTCGATGTAGTAGCTGGTGCGACATGTCGCACTAAGCGAACAGATGAACTATCCAGCCGATGCCAAGGGCTACGGCAGGGGTAAAGACGGCATTGTTGGCGGCTCTCCCTACAAGCTCAGCCGTAATGTCTTTGTTGTCAGATTCTTTGTGCGTTAAGAAGGACACCACAAGCATTACGCCGATGGCTCCATTCAGGGACAAGATTGGGGCGTTGAATGAGTAGGCTATGAACCAGCCCCACAATTTACTCAGCACGAACCCTGCCCACGCTAGCCTGCCTACCGCCAGACACAGCACCGTAACAACCATATACGTGTATCTCATTTCCTCCTCCGTGGTGCGACATGTCGCACTATCTGGTTAGTTATTTATAATATTCACTACTGCATATTTATGTTGACAGATTCAGGAATCCGTGGTAAAATAGAACCTGTTCTGCCGGAAAAAACCTAAAGGGGGATTATGCCTGTTCCTACTTCCCCCTGACGACCATGTAGACACTCGTGTATCTCTGATTAACCCAGTCCTGGATGTAGCACTTATCCTTTCCCTTGATGTGCTCCGGTATAACTATGACTGCCGTAGATAGTGACTGATGGAGATCCTTCACTGTCTTCCAGTGTGCTGTCTCGAACGCATGGTCACAGTTACATGCTGAGAAGAAATCCTCCCTGATAGGCTCCCTGATACTCCTAAAGAACCTGACCAGTTTCCCTGCCCTAATGTCGAGCATGTTCTGCGCTTTCATGTGGTACTCAGCCACCAGAAGAGATAACTGCATAGACCTTGCTGAGAACCTATGATCCTTGAACCAGTTGACAGCCAAGTCCTTAGACCGTGCTTCATGACCGTGGTGTGCAGGCCACTCTTCTGATGGAGTATGCCCCTTGCCGAAATCATGGCAGAGAACAGCCAGGAACACATCGAAGCTGTACTTGAGAGTCTTACAGCGGTCGATAGCCTTCATGGTATGCCCATAGGCAGTATCGTAGCCATGATGCTCAATCGGACCAGCAGGAACCTTCCGCAGCAAGTCAAGGGGTGCGAAGTGATAGTGTAAGCAGTCAGCCGCAGCGAGTATGTCGAAGAACTTGCTGGGCTTGGCGCACTGCTCGTATACCTTCCGCAGCTCCTTCTCGACCCTCTCAGCGTTCACATGAACGATCTGAGGGCCGTACTCTTTCATTTTGTCATAGGTCTTTTCTTCTATGACGAAATCCAGCTTAGCTGCGAACCGCGCAGCTCGGAATATACGCAGGGGGTCGTCGGCAAAGGCAGTCGTGCCTATCGCCCGAATGGTCTTGTTTTCGATATCCTTCACACCTCCTGTAGGGTCGATGATTCTGCCATCGTAAACACTCTCAGCGATGGCATTGATGGTGAAGTCACGGCGGTGAAGGTCTTCGATCAGGGTGGCTCCTCTCCACCCGAAGTCCTTATAACCAGGACCTGTTGATTTTTCAGAACGGGTGAGTGCTACTTCGTTCCCGTCCACCAAGTATACGGGGAAGTCGTTGCCAACTCGTTTAGCGGTAGGAAATACCCGCTTAAACGTGTAGTCGGCGCACTCCATTACATAGTCAATGTCCTGAATAGGCAGACCGAGTATTGAGTCTCTGATGCAGCCGCCTACCTTGTAAGCGTAGCAGCTTGCATCTTTGAAATTGACTGGGGTAGGCGGCATGTTGCTCTCCTTTCTAGTTAGTGATTGGTGCGACATGTCGCACCGGCTACAGAGAAACCACGAAGTCTCCCTGATCGAACACAAGGTCAACGGTAAGGATTTCTTCGTTACAGTCGTAGTGCTCGTTGTACTTCACAGCCTCAAGCAGCCCATTCTCCTCTGACTCCTCGATTAAGGCGGATAGCTTGTTCATAAGATCGTTTACTGTCACTCGGCACTCTCCTTTCTTGGTTACACGGCTAAGACCACAATGTCCTTTCCGGCTCGTGTGCTAGACTCGACGTAGGCACCGGAATTAGGAAAAGTGTCTATAACAGTAACTACGTCAACGTCTTCCGTATCGAAGAACGTGTCGAGTGTCGCATCATAAACGGCGACCTTCATCTTAGGGTCGAGTTTTTTGAGTTTAGCTATAAGCTCTTTTACTGTCACGCCACACTCTCCTTCGGTGCGACATGTCGCACCTGCTCTTGGCGGCTGAAGTTGCCACAGATATTATCGAAGGCATCAATTCCAGCCTCAACATCGAACTCTTCTGCGTAGCTTTCCAGTAATAGACAGGTTCCTATTCCGTATGACCCAAGTTCGGAGCAATGCACACAGAAGGCACAGCATTCAGGACGTGATCGGTCTCTGGGCGCAAAGCACAACTTACCTTCACTGTTGCGAAGAGCAAATCCGGTAGGTTTCGGGTTCCTAGGAGGAAATACATCTTCCGAGTAGTAGCTGACGAACTCCAGTTCTTCTTCCACACAGCCCCACTCTTCTGCCAGAAGGACGATAGCTTCCTGTGCTGCTTCCTTCCAATTCTCAGCCTGCACAGGGATACTTCTGGTGCGCTTGAAGTTGATGTGGAAGATCATAGTAGCTTCGGCACTCATGCTGCGCTCTCCTTCGGTGCGACATGTCGCACCAGTTAAACTGGGTTGATTATCCTTCCGACATAGTGGTCGTAGAAAGCCTGTGGGAGCCGGTCACCAAAGTAATTTGCGGCAGCTTCCACGTCCGAGAAACGCGTGATGAACAGGTCAGCAAACTGGTTGTCTATCGAGCAGGAATTGCTCTGAGTTGTGGTGTACTCTTTAAGCTCACCAGTCGTCATGTTCTTGACCGTATGCTCGAAGTTGGTACTAGCCAACACCAGTTCTCCGTTAACCACGTTCGGAAGGTCGGAGTCCAGGAGAGGTATCTGATACCGAGGTTGACCCCACCCCATCTCGCCTTTCTGTGCTACTGCCCTATACTTCATGCTGCACTCTCCTTTGGTGCGACATGTCGCACCATCCGTTTGACAATCAAGGCGATGGTTTCGAGGCTCACGCCCCGAGTCAATAACCAGCAGGTACGGAAGGTTGCTACTTTGGTATTAGAAACTTCTCGTGCGCTCATGTCCGTGCCTCCTTTTGGCAGTCCTCACAGACTGTCTTGTTGGTCGTGGTGAACCATTTGTCGCAACAGCAGCATTGTCTGCGGTAGCGTTTCATACCTGCTCCGGGTGATTCTTGTGCCAGTGAGCGTCTGCTGCTTCGATAGACACTCCCATTTCGGCGGCGAACAACATCCAGTCGATGTACATAACGTCTTCCATAATTAACCCCCTTAGGTTGGATGCTCTAAGAGCGCAAAGGCTATCTTGTAGGCTTTACGCTCTTGCAGTTCCCAATCTGATTAGTCACCGAACACGCTCATAACGTGTCCAGCATCGCCACCTTTTGAGTATGGCTTAGGTCGTGTGTTGGTGGGCGGTTATCGCCGTATGTGTTGAGGTGGATTCAAACGTCCTCCATTGGTGCGACATGTCGCACTAAGTAGACAGATGTGAATTATAATTGCCCAGCACGACAGCCTAGCGGGAACCAGAAGGGCAATAGACCAGCCCCTATGAACCGTGACCCTAGGATTTTATCGAGCTTTAATATCTGACACATGATCTCTGACGCAAAGAGAGTTGATACTTGAGGTCTGAACTCTGACCTCTGAACTCTGAACTTTAACGGGAAGGTCGAGGCATTTTAGGCACCAGCTTCAAAGGGTCTATGCCCTCCACCGATGCCTACCTCACCTGTTCGTTATTGTCTTTCGCGCATGAGTCCCGGATAACCCTCCGGGAAGGGGAGTCTAGTTCTCCAGTTTTCATCGTGCTGGGCAGCACCGTTAGTGCGACATGTCGCAGTAGTGAGCGATAATACCCTCAGCTACATGTCTCTGCATGTCTCCTGTGATCTCGTGACCGGTATCAGAGATGAATATCCAGTACTGCTTGAACAGATCCAAGGTAATGTAGCCGACCTCTCGTCCATTTAGTCGCGCAGCCCTTTCAGCGTACTTCTCTCTATAAGCAGGCTGAAAGGTTACGTAGTTCTTACCCACATCGTACCGGCTGTTAGCCATTAGATCTCAACCTCCGTTATGGCATTAGAGGTGGACAGGGCGAGGTCTACATTCGCCTCGAACACATCAATCTCCTCCTCCATGCTGATGATGAACTCTCTCATCTTGAGCGGGTCGAGAAGAGTGTACTCGTTGTTGGCCAGGAAGCCCTTGCTGAAGGCAGCGTCACCCTCAACGTCAGCCTTGCCGTCCTTGCCGCGAGAGGCCAGGAGCTGCTGGTCGAGCCTCTGTTTGACTTCGAGGTTCCCCCGATCAACCTGCATGGTAGCCTTGGCGTAGGCACTCTTTGCAGCCTTGAGGGTCTCTTTCTGGTACTCGATGGAGGATTTCCTCTCGATAGCCTCCGCGACGGTCATTTTGACACCGCCAACTTCAACGGTCGTGGTGGCGTTGCTCACCACGATAGCTGATTTGGCAGTCATGCGGTTGGCGATCAGGGCCTTGAGGGAGTCAACGCTGGCCAGAGCGGTCCTGTTGAACTCTTCCGCCGAGTTGAAACCGGTAGGGAAACTCGACCCGATCTTTACGCCGCAGAACGTGGCATCCTGCGTGGCAGATTTGATACGCTTGTCGAGCAACTTGAGGTCGTTGAGGAGTGCTGCAATGGATTTCTTCATCGGTTAATCTCCTTGAGTTTTGAGGGTTGATGTTGGCGGCGGTTAGTGCGACATGTCGCAATACTGTGAAATTGGCAGAGAGTAGAGGATTCGAACCTCTGTGAACCTTGCGGTTGTCGGTTTTGGAGACCGATGCTATCGACCACTAAGCGAACTCCCTGTAAATTGGCGTCTGTCCTAGGAAGTTTCATCCTAGATTTCCCTTCGGGGGTTGGGCGTTCTGGTTTAAACTACACAGACGTAACTGGGTAATTAGAAGTAGTGCCGCTGGGCGTCGCTCAACAGCGTCGGTCCGGGATTGTACGGGAGAACTGAGTCAATCCCGCAAGCGGGGCATATTGCGGTTGCTCCCATATCCTCATAGGTGATGATCTCAGAGGGAAGGAAGACCCTCAAACAGTGGTAGCAGGTACACTCTTTGGCCTCCATAACCTTCTGATGATTCTTGAAGGAATGCTGAGACATATTTGCTATGTCGGGAGTAGTCGGTGGTGGGTTGCCCCAAACACGTTGCATAATGCTTCCGAGTGTCATGGCCTATCTCCTTATCTTGAGTTAGTGCGACATGTCGCAATGATTAGTTATCCATCCGTAGTCAGGCTCGAACTGACATTTCCCGCTGGGAGGCAAGGCGACCGATTCCCGTTAGTCGATACGGACATGGGTTGTGGCTCTACTTTAAATGGCGAGACATACATCTCAGCGTCGCCGCTTTTAACCATCCTGGCCTAGCACTTCGCACCAGACAATTCCCGACTAGTCGGGAAATTGCTTCGTAGTTGACCGATGTTAAGGACACCGGACGAACCTTTACTATATGTGACTCCTTGCCGTTCCTGTACGTGCGTTCCCACTAAAGAGAAATGTCGCACCTCATTGCTACTAGGCAGGTTGTCAGAGCTTGCGCTCTAATGTCAGGTGTTACCTGACTCGTTGGCTATCGCCGGTAGTGGGACTGTTAGGGCAACCCACTACTATATTCACAGATTTCATCATCTATACCGCGCTGCGTTGAAAGCGTAGCACTTATTTTTAGCTACGTAGTTTGACGTAGCATTCCAAAAAGAGCATGACGTAGGTCTCTTTTCAACTCCCCCGCTGTTAAGCCCCGGAGCAAGACAAAGGCGGAAAGATTATCCTTCAGGCGGTGGTCAGGCGGCTTTGTAGGCCGACAACCATTCGACTGTCATAGCTTGCGCTATGAGGATTGGGTACCAAGTAATACCCTTCCGTGTCTAAGGTCGCACATTAATTAGTGTGCTAGTCTGTTTGGTTATGGTGTGATGTATCACCATGCCTAATCGTTCGGGACTTACGCGAAGATGCCTCACGGCAATGTCGCTTTGCCCTATCTAAGGAACCGCTTAAGTCGGCGGTTAAACCAAAGACCTTTTGGCTATTCAGTTGAGAAAGACCATGTTCCTAGTGGCGCGGCAAGTCTCCAGTAGTGACCCCGAAAGGTTCTGTTGACGTTCGTTGTGAGATAACTATACAGAAGCGACTAACTACAGTCAAGCAATTTATTTAGGGTACACCGTTTTTTATTTCGACCTCCTGTTTGGTGCGACATATGTCGCACCGGCAAGCTCTACATTAGTTACCCCGGCCTAGCAAGTTCGCACCGGACATTTGCGTCCGGGACGCAAATGCTTCGTGGCTTACCTGCTTGACGGAGCAGGCACCGGTAGATAATGGTTTAGGCGGGAGTAACGAGAGCCGGTGCGAGACCAGCAGCGGCTTTCTGGACGATAATTTCCAAGCACCGGGAGATAACGTCTTCGGAGGTGATAAGCCCCTCTTCAAACTCCAGTTCCGCCTCTTCCATCCGGTTGAACATTTCCTGGAACAGGCTGATCTTCTTTTTATAATCTTCGTTGCTCATTTCAGTCTCCTTGGTTTGCGTCCGGGACGCAAAGAGTTACTTGATGATTTTGCCCTTGACGATCACATCGTTCGGGAACTGCCCCACTTCGCATCCTGCGGCCCAGAGGATCTGACCGATCTTTCCGCGTTTCGTTTCCTTGGCCCAATCTCTCATCGAAGGTTTCATCGCTTGCTCCTTTTGGTGCGACGTGTCGCACCTGTGATCTGATACTCCTTAGACCAGCACTGCCCGACCTGAGACGCACCTTTAGTGCAACCAGCAGCAGCGCGACAGGTAGTGCAGAGTTCCGCAACTGCGGAAGCATAAGATTGCGGGAACGAAGACAACTTTGGTGGATTGAATTTCACCGTAGCCGGTAAGTGTCTGCTCTTCGCAACGTCGAACGTGTTATCGTGAAACGCAGTTGAAACACTCATGTCAGTCTCCTTGGTTTGCGTCCGGGACGCAAAGCTTGTACCGTTTAGCGTAGCGTTTCCACTTCAGTTCCTTCGCGCCAACCCCAGACAACTCAATAACGCACTTGGCGAGGTCAAGCTGGATGGACTCCACGAGAGCCGACAGTCGCTCGATCTCTTCGGTCAGGTTTTTCCTTTCAGTTTCGCAAATCCACATACGGTAATCAAACAGCTCTTTCGGTGTCGCTCTCTGGTACTTGCCTCGTCCTTCGTAGCTGCGAACTTCGCTCATCTCATCTCCTTTGCGTCCGGGACGCAAACCGTGTTGTTGTCGTTGGTGCGACATTTGTCGCACCTACAGGATATCCCGAAGCTCGAACGAGTAGGTGTCAGTCACGGCGGACGTAGACATACCGGTGAGGCAACTCATCTCGATGATGGCGTCGTCCAGGTCGATGCACTCTCCCCTAAGCACTTCCTTGTCAGTAGCTTTACCGCGAACAATTACATACATCATACCTACCCCTTTCGTGTCCTCCACATTAATTGCTCCGGCCTAGGATTTCGCACCGGACGTTGCACAAGCGCAACGCTTCGTGGTTTGAGCGGGATGGTTAATCCCGCTATTTGTACCCATCACCAAGGACAGGCACCGTCACATTATAAACATAGGCAGCTCCTTTAGGGTAGAGGCTTGAGGTGCGACATGTGTCGCACCTCTCAATCAGTGGGCTAGGCAGCGGCAACCGTAGCCTGGGCACGCAGGGCGATCTCCGCCTGAACCTGATGCAGCAGGGCGGTCAGTTCGGCGTCGGTCAGGGACGAGAGGGACTTCGTCTCAGAAGCGGCTTTCTGGAGTTCATTAGCGGCCTCAGCAGCAGCCTTTTCAGCAGCTTTTTTGGCAACTTCGGCGGCTTTTTCGGCGGCTTTTTCGGCACCCGTCAGCTCAACCGGCTTCGGTTTTTCGATCATGAGTCCGGTGACAGGGTCGGCAACACAGTTGCGCTCGAACATCTTGGAGAGCGAGCGGTGAGCGGCCCACGCGTCGGGATTCCCTTTGAGGGAATCGACGGAGAAAGCCAGCCGGAAGCGGTCTTTGGCGAAGTTGAGGAAGTCGACGTGCTTGACTTCATCTTCTTTGGCCATTGCGATGAACAGTGCGTTGCCGTTGGCGATCTTGCCGTGAGCGACGGACAGACCTTTGGCCAGCTTGCCGTACTCATCGACCCGAAGAGCGTTGATGGTAGTAGCGACGGACAGGACGATCTCGATTTTAACGGACATGACATTCTCCTTTTTGGTGCGACTTGTGTCGCACTTGGTTGATGTTGCGTGAACTTGATTTGCGTCCCGGACGCAAAGGATAACCTCACTTGATGCGTCCCGGTTGCGGTGACTTGCCTCTCTTGACCGTGAATACATTATAACACAACTGGATTCTTAGTCAAGCATTACTTTTTAAGCAGTTGTGATTAGTTTAGCAGTAAAAAAATTCAGCGAACTTCTCATAATTCTCTTCCGTCATACAGCCAGACTGGTACAGCTCAAAAATGTTGTAGCGGATAGCCTGCTTTCCCTCTTTAGTTTCGCCGTTGTAGTACCCTTGAAAAGACGCCGTGATACTCATCTCATCCCCCTTTGCGTCCGGGACGCAAACCGTTGCGACAAGTGTCGCACCGTCCAGCGTCCCTGTTAGTTGCCTCTCTCCAGCGTGAAAACATTATACCATAAGTAGATTTTTAGTCAAGCTATTTCTTTTATCATTCCAAGCACTTACTTTGCGTCCGGGACGCAAATGCTGACGCATTTGGCGACCAAGGTACGCAAACCACATTTTTTTCCTTTTCGACACCTTGCACATTCTTTTCCTATCAACGCTTGCGCGATATAGTGGTTATCCTTTAATCATCCTACTGAATACTGAAAAGCTTTTACTTTGCGTCCGGGACGCAAATGGTTCTGGGCAGTTACTCGTTGCGTGATACTCTCCATCGTGAAGACATTATACCACAACTGGATTCTTAGTCAAGTTTTATTATCTATCCTATAGCGGATAGTTAAACATTTTATTTTGGTATGCAAAGCGGCCTTTCTTTTTCGGTGACAGTTTCGGTGAACCATCAAAGACATTTTCGGTGAACCATCAAAGACATTTTCGGTGACGGATTCGGTGAACCATCAAAGACATTTTCGGTGACGGATTCGGCTTGTCCCGAATTCTCGCCTTTTCTTATTCCTAGTCAATTTCTACATACCTTTGCGTCCGGGACGCAAACCATACGCGAATAATCCGTACAGTGCGACAAATGTCGCAACATATTCCTTAAAAGACACTTATAATACTCCAAGCAAGTCACTTGTAACACAGTCAACGGGTGTTGACTGTTTTACATCTTTACTGTTCTACAAGTAAATTGGTTGCGCTCTTTAAAATGTGTATCATACACGCGTAGAGAATTATGAAAAATGTCTATTATGCGCGCGCGCCTTATGATGGCTGGTATAGTTATGTTTTGCGTCCAGGACGCAAATAAGGCATCGCCCAGGGCATCGCCTGTGCCTCGCCCAGGGCATCGCCTGTGCCTCGCCCAGGGCATCGCCTGTGCCTCGCCCAGGGCATCGCCTGTGCCTCGCCCAGGGCATCGCCTGTGCCTCGCCCAGGGCATCGCCTGTGCCTCGCCCAGGGCATCGCCTGTGCCTCGCCCAGGGCATCGCCTGTGCCTCGCCCAGGGCATCGCCTGTGCCTCGCCCAGGGCATCGCCTGTGCCTCGCC